CCGGTGGTCCAGGTGGCCCTGGCGCTCCCGGCGGTGCTACGGGTGCTACGGGTGCTACGGGTGCTACGGGTGCTACTGGGCCCACGGGTGCCACCGGGATTACCGGGCCTACGGGTCCAGGATTATTCACTGGACCGACAGGTCCTACCGGTCCTACCGGGCCGACGGGTCCTACCGGGCCGACGGGTCCTACCGGGCCGACGGGTCCTAGAGGCCCCGCTGGCTTGGGAGGTCCCGGTGGCCCTGGTGGCCCTGGTGGCCCTGGTGGCCCTGGTGGCCCTGGTGGCCCTGGTGGCCCTGGTGGCCCAGGCGGTTCCAGTGGCGCAACTGGTGCAACCGGTGCCACGGGCGCTGTTGGGGCTACAGGCCCTACAGGTTCTACAGGAGCCACCGGTGCCACTGGGCCGGGGTTGACTGGTACTATATTGCCACACCCCAACCGTCGTGTTCACGCCGTGTTCTTGCCGGATAGAGCCGGTTCGCAGATTAGCCATCCCCCGTACGCGACTGGTCCAACCGGGACTTCGCAGAGCGGCTGGTACTATTGGCTGTTTGGGTAGCGCGGTTGACCTTGTATTTCGCCTGTGGTAGCCTTTTTACGGAAGTTGGAGAAACAGAGTGGACTTTTTTAAACCAACGGCGCTCCAGCTCCTTGAAACCATTGACCAAAGGACTGCACAGATGGCGTTAGACCTTTCTAAGCTTACCGCTTCGGAGACCAAGCTTGTTTCGGACGTTGATACCCTTCTAGCCGCTGCCGCGGCCACCCAGAAAGCCCTCGACGATTTGAGGGCGCAGACGAACGACCCCGCGGTCCAGGCCGCGCTTGACGCGATCGCGGCCACCCTCGATGCCGAGGCTGCTAAGGTGGAAGCTGCCGACAGCGCCGCCCCAACAGGCACGACCGGCCCGGTCTCTGCTCCGACTGGCGCTACCGGCCCCTGACCATGGCGCGAAAGAAGAAGCCAAAACTTCTTCTGGTTACCTGGCTGGACGCTTGTTCCATGGACGGTGGGGGGTGGAACACCCGCGAGGATGTTCGTGGCCTCAGTGGGGTAATGGTAAACTCGGTAGGATGGATGGTTAAGGAGCGGAAGCGCACTATACTTCTGGTGGCCTCCGCTCATGCGAGTGGTTACAGCGGGGATGTGTGTATCCCGAAGGGGTGCATCATATCCAAACTGGTGCTCACCCCCACGAGGAGATCCCCATGACTAAACGCAGCATTACACTGCTGTTCCTGTTTACCTTGGCTACCTGCCACTATTCCTACGCTCGGGATGACGGGCAGTGGACCGCAAACCCTGATCCTGTAATACACCAGTGGTTTCAGGACGTTAAGCAGCCGGGTACTGGTGCCCAGGTTTCCTGCTGTGCCGAGACCGATGCGTTCGAGGCTGATCAGTTGGCCGGGGACAACCCTGATGGCGGCTTCAAGGCTGTGATTACTAACGGCCGCGGGATCTTTCCCGATGGCTCCGTGTTCGACGTCCCTCGCAGCAAGATCCAAACCCAGTATGGCAACCCCACTGGGCACATAGTAATCTTCCTTAATTCTTCCGGCCATGTGCTGTGCTACGTTCCTTTAGATCTGATATAGGGTTAAGGTATGCGTGGCCTACTCGCGGGTGTTGTTTTTGTGTCTATTGCGTACACCCCGGTGGGGGCTCAAGAGAGACTGTCTTCGTTTTGGTACGCGGTTGCGGACATAGCCTTTTCCCCCGATGAAGTTGGAATAGTGGCTTTTGACCGGGCGTTTTCTGATGATGCTGCGTGCAAAGATTGGCTTAAATCGGAAGAATTTAGCAAAAATCTAACCGATTTAATGGCCTATACTCTGAGGGGGTATTCAAAGGGCAGGTTAGCCGGTGTTCGGTGTGTGCGGCCTTCATCCCCGAACGTGGGGGTGATTAGATAGGGGTTGACATGTGGAAGTTCATAGCAGGGTATGTGCTTGGTATTGTTGTAGTTCTTGGTGTCGTGTACGTTATGGATGGACCCGTTAAAGCCCATGCGGGGCCGACCGAGACCTGGTATGCGATCACCGTAGTAGCCACTGCGGCGCAACATGGGTATCTGGTAGCGGATGTGTCTTTTGCCACGAAGGCCGAGTGCGACGCCTGGACGGATTCCCAGGCATACTATGATGCCCTTGCCGCCGCTATGACGGACCTCGTCAAGACATACCCCGGACTGAAGATTCTCAGCGCGGAATGTGTGCTTGAGGAGCTGGACGGCGAACCGGCCTAGTGCCGGGGGGGGCGGGTGCCACCCCTGCCGCGATGCATATTGTTTGGTCAGGGGTGGCATAATTTCTTTTTAATCCTTTTACTTCAGCCTGTTGCCGCCGACTGCAGGTGGGCCGCTGGTCAACCAGACCGCTACATGGGGAGCGGGTGGGCCCGTGTCCTGCGGTCGGCACTTGACCCCCTGTTAATATTCCAGTAATACTACAGTAATACTGGTGAAGGCTCACCAGGAGCCGGACCCATGTCTGTAGTAACCTATGATATTGCCATCCCCGTTATAATTACTCGTGCCGCCAATGAGGGTATACCTACCGCTGCTATTGCGCGAATAGTACAGCGGGACTTCGATGCTGTGTGCGAGACCTTGACCAGTGCTTTGGCGTCCGGGAATATTGGCTCCATGCCGCGGGCCGACTGGCCTCCCGCCGCGAAGTGGTCCGAGCGCCTCCCCACCGTGCCGCGATCGGCTAATTCCGAGGATGTGGAATTTCAGTGCCGCAAGGCGTTCAAGTTGACAAATCTAGAGGCTGGCTTCATGATGGTTTTGCTCCGTTGCGAGTGTGCCGATAAGGAGCGGCTACACAATGTGATCGAGCAGCAGCGGCTTTCCCGGGCCAACCAACCCGATAAGATGGAGCTTACCGACCCCAAGATGGTCGATGTCATGATCTGCAAGCTGCGTAAGAAGCTTAAAATGGTGGACCCCAGTTTTCTCGTCAGCACTAGCTGGGGTAAGGGCTATTATATCGAGCCGGCCGTGAAACAGAAGATTTTCGCGCTTATTGGGGGCCCTTATGGAACAGGTGATATCGGTGGCGCCAACGGTGCGGTCAGCGGGCACGGACCCGAAGCTAAACGAGTTGATTATCCTTGCGACGTTGAACCATGAGGAAGTACCTCTAACGCACGACGGGTACCGGTCCATATGTGCGCTGCTGCAGCTGGCGTGTTATGACCGGAAGGTGGAGCGAGAGTTTATTGCAGAGGTTATAGACACGGTAACAACGGTCCACCATTGCTTGGGGATGATCGAACTTGGCGTATCTTTTGTATACCTTTTGTCCCAAGTAGATTCGGAACGGAAACCTTTTGTTATTTCGGAAGTTCTACAATTATGGAGTGCAGAATTGGCGCGCTTGCGCAAGCAATTGGCTGGATATATGGAACTGCTGGTTGAGTGCCCGGGCGCGGCCGACAGGATTTCTTAGTGTTTACCTGCACATACTCGGTTACCGGGGCTCGTGCCGCGATGGCGGAGATGGATGAACAGTTTAGTTTTGTGCAATGGATAGGACACTCCGTGTCCATTGCCACTATCGGTGGTTTTTTCGCTGGCTTCCTGCCGGCCATTGCGATTCTCCTCCCTATAATTTATTACGCCATTATGGTGTACGAGAGTAAGACCGTTCGGGATTTTATACGGGCCCGCCGCTTGCGGAAGCTGGTGCATTTACGTGCTCAGGCGGTGGCGCTGGAACTGGCGATCCGTAACCAGAACTACAACCTACAGGGCCTCGACGAGGCAAACCAGGTTCACCTTGCAGCCGCTGGCAAGGCGGCCGACCTGACCCATGACGCGGTGGTGGTTGAGCAGAAGGCCGAGGTTCAGAAGATTGCCGAGGCGGACCTTAAGAGCCAGGGCTAGGGGGGTCTGGTAGCGGCCGCCAGTGAGTTAGTTCGCCGCCTGTATCGAAATCACCCCCTGGGTATTCTTGCCAGTTGTGCGCGTCGGGGTTGTACCATGCCGTGCGCACCTTTCCCAGCCAAAAAGCTAAGAATACGGTACAGTCTTTTGGTGCGGTTTCAATAGGTTGCCATTTGTCTATCATGTCCACCCCATGGCGTTTATCCTAGGTCTTGGGTTCGTTCGTTGCGGCACCATGCGTGACATGATGTACGGCATCATGCCGCCGTGCGTGACTAGGCAGGCGTACTGCAGGTCGTCGGCGACGTGCGAGAATGCCACCCTGCTGCCCATGAGATCGGCGCCATAGTCCTTATCCGGGGTGGCTTTCATTATTCCGCCTTGTTTAGTTTTTGCAAATCTATAGCCGCCAGACATCGCACGGCATAACCAAGGGCATCCCGCGCGGTTAATAAGTAGTGTTGGGCCTCCGTTAGTTTGTCTGGCGAGCAACGCCTCCACCGCTCGTATGCGGGGCTCAATATCATTCGTCGGTGCAGGAAATGCAGATAGACCCATTCTTTTGAGAGCGTCGAAGCAACTCTCTTCGGCGATGCTGCCTTTCGCCACTCCCGAAGGGTCTCCAACGACCGCAATTTTTGCTCCGAGATACTTGTTTTGCATAAGCCGGGGTTTGAGGTTTTGGTTGACATGGAGTTCCAGCCCTACGTTAATGCCGGGGACTTCCTCGTGGACCAGCAGGCGGCCCATGTGGTCCGGCTGGCAGATGAGGGACCAAGGGTTCCTACCAAAATCCTGGGCGACAAGCAAGGGGTACCCCGGGATGACCAGGGTGCTGTCCACCATGTGGAAGTCTGATTTGAAGGTGTTTTTAAACACCGCGGCGCCGCTAGGGTCGTCACCATATTGGGCATGGACATACCTCTTGACGAAGTCGCTTTCGTTACCGTACATATCCACCATGCGTTCGTAGTATTTACGTCCTTGCGCAAGCCGCACGGGGTGGTTGAACGGTAGCGCCAACGTCTGGTCCGTCTGCACGAGCCAGTTCAGGTTCTCCGCAGTTGCCTCCATGCCGCCTGGCTGGTGGAATTTTTGCCAGTCGACCGGCATGTTCTCAAGGAATGTAAACCAGGGGGACATTTCGACCGGCATGTTGGTATCGCCGATGATCCCATGCCAGCTTGGGTTTCCGTGCGGGCCTGAAGGATACCGGCCGAGGCGGCCGGATACCGGCCCCAGGATGCTGAGGTCCATTTCGACGCATTCTGACATCCACGCGCCTGTAAGCTGGGAGGATAGGAGGCGCCCCTGGTCAGCGGCGGTTTCGAGGGGGATGAATACCCACTCTGACCGCACATCGTCAAATTTTACATGGAACACGCTTTCACTGACTTTCCAGTGACCTAGCCCATTTCCGCCTAGCCACGTTTCACAGTCGTGTAAGACGGTGTCTTTTAACTGCTTTAGCGTTTGCCGCACTACAGCGAATCGCGTGTAGCGAAATCCGTCTTTTGCGGGGGTTTGGAGGAGGGCCCGCCGCAGAAGCTCCATGATACATGAAATGGTTTTGCCCGACCCTACGGGACCCGTTATGACCCTCCCGAAGGCTTCAGATTTCATGAATGAGGCGCAAGTCGGGGAGGCTGTGTATACTAGGTCGGACATCGAACACCGGGGCAAGGGGGCTTGTGCCGCACCTTAACCCGATGGTAGGTTATATAAGGTTAACGCCGTTTACCTTGCGGGCGTTCTGGGGATTATGTTTCCCTTGTGCCAGTTTCCGCAGTCTTGACACTGAAAGCGGGTGTATTTGCGCGCTGACGAGACAATAACCCCGCGCTTCTGCACACGAGCAGAACGACACACGGGACAGCCAGCCCGATCACCATAGAGCCCAAGATTAGGATGGGTAGCCATATAAGGTCGGAGGTGTTCATATACTCTTTCCAGCAGTAGCACATCGCGGCGGTTGTACCGCTTCATTAGGTTCCAGGCTTTATGTTCCCCCGCCATGGTGCGGCGCCAGAGGTCGAAGCCGGTGTTGGGGAGCTTTTTGCCAACTTTGAGGTAGACCCCCAGGTCGTTCAGCCGGTTGCTTTCGAACGAGAAGTATTTTCGTGCGGCTTTGCAGGTGTCGATGGATTTCCACGGAGCCGGCGGCTTCATGCCGTATCGAATGAACCGCGCGTTGGCTTTTCGTATGTCAAACTTGTCGCCGTTGTGGGATATGAGAATGTCGGCTTCGTCGAATAACTTGTGGAGGTCTTTGATTAGGAAGAAGTCGTTCTCAAGGTTCGATTTATAGAGCGGGTAGTCAATAAGGGCCTTGGTGTAGATCTTCTTTTCACCTAACCACTTGTATGAGAATGAAAGCATGTACCACGGTGACTGCACTGCTATGATGTCGGTTTCCCACAGTTTGCCCCAGAAGTACCCCAGTGATGGGGCGGTTTCAATGTCAAACAGTGCTATCCTGGGTGGACTCATGCTGTACCTCGATTGTCTTTGTCTTCTCGAAGGCAGTGACATCGGCGCCGAGGTTAATAACGATTTTGAATTTTTCCGTTGGGGCGTTCGCTTGGGTGCTCTCACCTAGACCTGCCATCTTTGCGAAGAGTTTCGCCAACTCGATTACGGCCGGTGTTGGGTCTTTTGCCTTGCTCAGCGATGCCCCTAGTACCGGCATGGCATCTTCTAGCGCGATTGCACTTTCTAATGCAAGCCTTTGTTTTGTATTGCCTATGGCGTTCCATTCCGCCGTCATGGAGGCGAGGGTGCTCTGGAACGCCTCCGTGGCTGCCAGGTGATCGTACTGGGCCTGGGTGAGGCCATGGGTCTTCAGGATGAACGGTAGCTCGTACATATTGGTCGAGCAGTCCCGCACGAGCGAGGCCACACGCTGGATTGTCCAGCCTGTTGGCATGGTGGTGGACACTGGCAGATTGGCCGGCGGGGGGGTGTATACGGGTTCATCAGACATAGGGCACCTTGCCGCCTTAGGGGTTAACGTTCTCTTATCCTAACGAGAATACCTTGCGTTTACAAGTGCATCCGAAGGGTCTCCTAATATGGCCGACGGCCTGGGGCAAAACGGCGTTTTACAGGTTATTCCGCCGGCTCAGCTAGAACAACAGTTGCAACAGCAGGCCCAGGATAAGGCCGCTGCCAATCAGCCGTCCCCCGATCAGGACCCTGCCCAGCTGGCGTCCTACATCAAGGGCCGGTTCGAGATTTTTCGCAACCACAGAAATACGGCCGCGGGATGGTCGGAGCGCCTCCTCCATGCCTTGCGTGTCTTCAACGGCCAGTATGACCAGACTCGCCTACAGGAGATCCGCAAGTTCGGCGGGTCAGAACTTTATGCCCGGATTACAACGCAGAAGTGCAGGGCATCGTCCTCCCTGCTGAGGGACATTTATCTGTCCCAGGACCGCCCGTGGGCCATCCGCCCCCCGTCCAGCCCTGACGTTCCACCCGAAATACTGCAGTCCATAGACACCCTCATGCAGCAGGAGGGTATGCAGGTTGCGCAGACGCTTGGCCGCCCCCCCACTGGGGCTGATACGGAGCAGCGCAGGACCGCGCTTATCGAGAGCGCCCAGGACGCCGCCAAGAAGAAGTCGGAACAGCAGGCCCGGGACAGCGAGGATAAGATCGAGGACATCCTCCGTGCCGGGGGGTTCTACGACGCCCTGGCCCAGTTTCTGGTTGATCTGCCGGTATTCCCGTTTGCGGTTATCAAGGGCCCCGTCGTTAAGGTAGTGCCGACGGTGACATGGCCGCCCGGTGGCGGGCAGCCAAAGGTTGTCATGAAGCCCACGCTGACGTGGAATCGTGTGTCGCCTTTCGACCTCTGGTTTACTCCTGGCGTAGCGGACATTGAAAATGCGGAGGTTATTGAGAAACTTCGGGTTACACGCGGAGAGCTTAATGATCTCCTGGACTTGCCCGGGTACAACCAGGATGAGCTTCGGGCCGTTCTGGATGAATACGGCCGTGGCGGTCTCTATGATGCGTGGGACACTACGGACGCCGAAAGGGCGGTTCTGGAAAGCCGGGAAAACCCCGCCTGGAACCGCTCCGCGATGATAACGATGATGGAGTATAACGGCAACGTTCAGGGTCGTATACTTCAGGACTACGGACTTGCGGTGCCCGATGAACTCCGCGACTATTCCGTTCAGGTGTGGTGCATCGGATCGCACGTTATCAAAGCTCACCTGTCGCCTAGCCCCCGCCAGCGCCACCCGTACTTCATTACGAGCTTCGAAAAGGTCCCCGGGACACCTGTCGGCAACTCCCTTGTCGATCTGCTGTCAGATGTGCAGGACGCATCCAATGCGGCCCTTAGGGCCCTTATCAATAACCTTTCAATATCGTCGGGCCCGCAGGTGATGGTAAATGATGATTGCATAACGCCAGACGAAACCAACGCCGACTTGTATCCGTGGAAACGGTGGCACTTCCGCAATGATCCGCTCGGTAACAATAGTAAGCCGCCGATCTCCTTCTTCATGCCGGCCAGTAATTCAGATAGCCTTATCAAGGTATACCAGTCCTTTGTCGAGATCGCGGACGATGTCAGCGCGATCCCTAAATATGTCGGTGGGTCAGGATCCAGTGGCGGTGCCGGACGGACAGCCAGCGGTCTGGCTATGCTTATGGGCAACGCTTCGAAGATCCTGCAGAGCGTCTCGGCCAACATTGACCGTGATGTAGTCGAGCCCGCGCTTCTCCAACTCTCCGATCTGATCCTGCTCACCGACACTTCAGGTATCTTGACGGGCGAGGAAAGCATCAGCGTTCTGGGTGTCAATGTGGCGATCCAGCGCGAGACCATTCGCCAGCGCCAGATTGAGTTCCTGCAGGCGACGATGAACCCGACCGACCAGAAGATCGTTGGCATTAAGGGCCGCGGGGCTATTCTGCGGGCGGTGTCGCAGACGATCGGCCTTAACGGCGAGGAGGTTGTCCCGTCGGATGACCAGCTCGAGCAGATGCAAAGGGCTGAACAACAGCAGCAGGCCCAGGGCCCCGTCATGGAGCAGGTTCAAAAAGGGGTGGCACAGGGCGTTCAACTGGGTATCCAGACCATCACAAAAGAGTTGACAGCCGGCGAGATTGCTGCGCAGATAGGCATGCCGGAGGGGGCTCCCGCGCACATCGGGACACTTCCCGGTGAAGGCGGTCAACCGTCCGGCAACTCGACGCAAAACGCTGCGGTTGGCCAAGGTACAAAGCAGGGGCCTCTCCAAGGTCAGGGGGGGCCCCAAACTCACTTGGTCGGTTCCCAGCCCGGTGCCGGGGCTAAACCGATTAGTGCTGGAATTGGTGGTTGATGCATTTTATAAGTGGTTTGCCGCGATCGGGATCCACCCTGCTTGCGTCGATCCTGAGGCAGAATCCGGCTTGTCATGCTTCGGTTGAATCTCCCGTTGGGCAGATTATTACTACCGCCTTGGGGGCTATGGGACCCAGTAACGAGGCAAGGTGTTTTCTGTGGAGTGAGCAGCGCATTGAGATGTTACGCGGCATATTTATGGGCTACTACGATTTAGACCAACGGGCTATTTTGTTTGACAATAATCGCCGGTGGACAGCAAATATAGCCCTCCTTGCCGAACTATTCCCCAAGTGTAAAGTAGTATGTTGCGTTCGTTCGCCCGCCGCTATAGTGGACAGTTTCGAACAACTGTTTCAGGCTAACCCATTAGCTCTTAGTGTTGTTTACGGGTCCAAGCCGAATACTACAGTCTACGAGCGTGTCCGTGAGATTATGGGGTCAAACGGCGTGTTGGGGTTTTCCCTGAATGCACTCAGGTCAGCGTTTTACGGCCCCCATGCCGATCGTCTTGTGCTTGTGAACTATGATGACCTTGCCCGGTTTCCCCAAGCTGTCATGGACGACCTGACAAAAACTCTCCCCCTGCCCCCCCACAACTATCGGTTTGACGCCATTGAGCAGATTCCAGGCGCGGAGCAGTTCGATAAGGACCTTGCAACCCCCGGCATGCATACTCTCAAGCCCAAGGTTGTATACGAGGACCGTAAGAGCGTTCTCCCGCCGGATATCTGGAACTCTTTGCCGGAACCGTTTTGGCTGAGTAGTAAAGAATTAACCACCCCAAGTTAGTGTCGTTTTGACTAATTCAAAGGGCCCGCCATGGCGATCTTGTCCTCGACGAACTACGATAGGAACGTTATCGGTCCTACGCTTAAACTTGTGGTCGAGGCTCTTGCAGGTGCCACTGGTGGGGTCTTTACAGGCAACACTGGTCCCACTGGCTCCGCAACTGGTGTAACCGGCCCCGCAGGTGCCCCCGGCCTTACGGGGCCCACGGGTGCGCTGGGTGCGAATACAGGCCCTGATGGCCCCCGAGGTCCTCAGGGCTATAGCGTGATGACGGGTAATACCGGTCCCACTGGCCCCACCGGCAACACCGGTACCGCTGGTCCTTTGGGCCCTACAGGACCGTACAGCGGTGTGACAGGTAACACTGGTCCCACCGGCTCCTCGACCGGCGTTGCGGGCCCGGCTGGGTTTACTGGCAACACTGGTAACACGGGTCCGACGGGTGTTACGGGCGCCCCCGGTATCAAAGGTGCGTTTGGTCCGACAGGTCCTACGGGTCCGTCCGGGACCACCGTTAGCCTGTTTATCGCGCCGACCTCCGACCCGCATGTATCTGGGCTGGTTTGGAACAGCGCCGGCACCCCAAAAGTGTCAACGGGGTAAGGGGTCACCATGAGCCGTCTTCTACCTGTTTCCACGCACTATGATACCCAAGAAATCGGCCCGATGCTCAAGCGGGTTGTGGACATTGTCAACGCTGGCAGCCTAGGCGGTGCGACGGGTAACACCGGCCCCACGGGCGCCCCGGGGGGCGCTACTGGCCCCACCGGCCCCTCGGGCACCGCAACCGGTGTTACGGGCCCCACGGGTGGCGCGCAGGGTTCTGCAGGCCCGACAGGGTCTACCGGCTCCACGGGCCCCACTGGCGTGGCTGGCCCCCCCGGGTTGACGGTTACGGGCCCGACCGGCCCGACCGGCCCATCCCCGGTGACCGGGCTTAATACCGGCCCCACCGGAGCTACTGGCGCTGCCGGAAATAAAACCGGTGGTACGGGGCCGACAGGGCCGACCGGTGTTACCGGCCTGCAAGGTCCCACGGGTGCTTCTGGCCCTGCCGGTCCTCCGGGGCTGACAGGCATCACGGGTCCGACGGGTGTGTCGTTCTTCATCTTTAAGCCGCCGACCGCTGACCCGCACGTTGTTGGCCAGGTCTGGTCCAATGCTGGCGTCCTAACCGTTTCGGCAGGGTAAAATGGCAACTTTTCCTTTTGATCCCCCGCTTCCTGACACGTACGACGACAACACCATTCCGCAGGTGCTGGCGTATTGCGCACAGGTGCTCAACGAGGGGACGGCGACCGGCCCCACGGGTAATACTGGCCCGCGGGGGTCTAACCCGACCGCGACTGGAACAACCGGACCGACGGGGCCGACGGGCGGCACGAAGACCCTTGTCCTTAGTGTGAGCACCGCCGGTACTGGCGGCTGGACCGGCACCATTCAATATCTTGGCCCTGTCGGCCCCGCTGGCGGCATGAAGGGTGCAACCGGTCCGACTGGTTATGCGGGCGTCACAGGTCCGCAAGGTTCGACTGGAAACAGCGGTCCCACCGGGTACACCGGCGTAACTGGTGGGACCGGCTTCATGGGGAACCCCTCCGTTCCAGGGCCTACCGGTCCCGCGGGGGCGAATACATCTACCGGCCCAACCGGGGCTACAGGCCCTGCCGGTCCGGCTGGTAATACTGGTAATACCGGGCCTACGGGCAAGACAGGCCCTACCGGCGGCTACCAAACTAACCAACCTACGATCGGTACGGGCGGATCCGGCAATACTGCTGGGTTCCTTTACCAGGGCCCTGCGGGCCCGATGGGGCCGATCCAGAATACTATTTATATCCCACCCACAACTGATCCGCGGGTCCCCGGAGCGATGTGGAACAAGAGCGGTACACTCGTGTTCTCACCGGGCATTCAAGGTGCTTCAGACACCTAGGACAAGGTTTGACAAACTACCGCATGGGTGTTACTTGAGGGGCCTTACAGGCCCCTCATTTTTGGCTAGTGGATGTACCCCTCTAATTCCCCTAGTAAGCGTAAGGAGCGGCGCGACAGGTTTAACGCTCGCCACCCGGGGGTGTTGACCGCTTATTCGCGCAATTGGAATTTGAGACGTAAATACGGCATATCGACGGATGACTGGAACGCGCTCTTTAAGGCACAAGGGAAGTGCTGCGCGATTTGTGGGTCTAAGCATCCAGGTGGGAGATACTGGCATACGGACCACAGTGGCCCTTTACCTTGTACTCGTCACCAAGTTCGTGGGATTCTTTGTTTGCACTGTAACCATGCAATTGGCAAGGGAACCACGGTTGAATTAGATAGGGAACGTGCTCGTGTGGCTTACTTGGAGCGGTGGCTATGAGACTGTGTTTAAACATGATTGTCCGTAATGAGGACGCCCGCATCGAGCGTGCCTTGAAGAGTGCCCTGCCGTATATTACTAGTATAGCCGTTGTTGACACAGGTAGCACCGACAACACCAAGGCTGCCATCCGCGAATTTGCGGGCGACCACGGTATCATGCACCTGATCGAGGATGCCCCCTTCGAGGATTGGTCGCAGGCCCGGAACGCAGCGCTTGAGTGCGCCCGCAAAATGTACAACGTTGACTATTTCCTTTTGATGGATGCCGACATGGAACTCGTTGTGAGGGACAAGGATGCGTTCCTTGCCGACCACGACGGCCCCAGCTATGACATGACCCAAATTGCAGGCACTAACCACTACCACAACCGCAGGCTTGTACACGCGAAGGTGAAGGGGGGTTACGTGGGGCGGACCCATGAGTACATTGACGTCCCCACTGCGGGCCTTATCGACGAAAGCATAGCGTACTTCAAGGATCACGCTGATGGCGCTAACCGCCCCGGTAAGTTTGAGCGGGACATTCGCTTTCTCCTTGCCGATCTGGAGGATGACCCCAAGAACGGGCGCGCCATGTTCTATCTGGCTAACTCGTACCGGGATGCTGGCGAATGGGCTAAGGCTGCGGAGTGGTACAAGAAGCGTGTGGAGATAGGCGGGTGGGACGAGGAAGTGTGGAACGCAAAGTTCTGCTACGCCCACTGCCAGAAGGACCTGGGGAATATTGACGGGTTTGTTAATGGCCTGCTTGAGACGTATGACTCGCGCAAGTCCCGCGCAGAGCCGCTGTACGATCTGGCGAAGTACTACCGCGAGAGCGGCAGGAACGAACTTGCCATGATGGTAGCGGAGGCGGGTGTGGACATTCCGCTGTCCAAGGACTCGCTGTTTGTCAACAACTACGTGTACGACGTGGGGTTCAAGGAAGAGATTTCCATTGCCGCCTTCTATATGCCCAATAAGAAACGTTTGGGCTATAAGACGTGCAGCGATTTGTGCATGAACAAGGGGCCAAACGATTGGGTCAAGCACCATGCTCGCGGCAACATAATTCACTATCTCGAGCCGCTTTCCACCTTCTGTCCGTCATTCAAATGGAAGCGTATTCCGTTTGATCCGCCTGACGGGTGGACGGCGATGAACCCGAGTGTTACCGTGCATGACGGCGATCCTCTGGTTAACGTGCGGTGCGTCAATTATCAGATTGACGACGCGGGACGATATTTAATCAAGGGAACAGACGGTACGGCCAACGGGGAAAACCCGATAAACACCCGCAATTTCATACTATCTAAAAAGCTTACCGGTTATTGGGGTATCCCTAGAGAGGTAGTTGCCCCCGCTGATATGCCGTGCGAGTGGCCGCTCGTGCTCGGTTTTGAAGACATACGGTTGATATCATGGGGTGGTTCACTGTGGTCATCCTCGACGGTACGGCAACTGTGTGGGGACGGCACCTGTGAACAAGTACTGACGCGGTTGTGTTACAGCCCTCACCTGGGGGATTGTTGGCGCCATGCCGACATGAAACGCATGCTCCGTAAGCCCCGCCAGACAGAGAAAAACTGGGCGCCGCTTGTAATGGAAAGCGGCATCCATTTCATGTATCGGCCCGGGGAAGTAGTGAACAATGACGGCGCTATCGTATTTAAGCATGACCTTGGCATCGCCACCGACAACATCAGCGGCTCGTCACAGTTGATCCCATTCAACGGCGGGTGGCTTGCAATCACACACGAAGCGGCCTATCTTCCTGGCAGAGCAGTGCGGTATTACACCCACCGGTTCGTGTGGTACGATGATAAATTCAAGGCGGCTAAGTTCTCCCTGCCGTTCTTCTTTCACGGGAAGCACATTGAGTTCGTAGCGGGCATGTGTCATGAACCTAACACGTCTAACCTGCTGATTTCGTACGGGTACAAGGATGAGGAAGCACGCATAGCGACAGTAAACTCTAACGAGGTGGAGAAGTTCCTATGGGTGTAAAGTGTGTAGAACACCAAGACCGCGTCACAGTACACCTTAAACAGGACGGCAAAGAAATTGCTTCCAGTCGACAAAAGGCGTTGGATATGGCTGTTTATTGTCTTAAGGATACGAGTGATCCTGTGCCCATACTTGAGTTGGCGCGTGCTTTCTACTGCTTTCTGCGGAATGACTAGCCCGCATGCCTAGGAAAGTAGTCGTTACCGGCTACGTGCCAATCGCAAACCATCCAAGATCGGCGGAAGAGTACGGCCGTCTTGGGGAACTGTTTGGCAAGATTGACTGCGGCGCGTGGAACTGCACGCTCTTCCCGTTCTACGAGCAGGTGGAGGATACGTGGCTGGCGGAGTACTTGGCGGGCGATAAAAACATAACACATTCGACCGGGGACAACCCCCAGAAGAACTCGCTAGCCTACCATTGTGTCAACCACCAGAAGTTTGGGTGGCTGGTGAAGGCTGCTATGCAGTACCCGGCCGACACCTATATCTGGATGGATTATGGCATCGGGCACCTCCCGGGGGTGACCCCCGCGGTCATTCAGAAGTTTCTTGAGGCAGTTGAGCTGGATGACTTCGCAATCCCGGGATGCTGGGAACGCGAGGGGTTAGTCATTGACGACCTTTCCCCGTGCTGGCGGTTCTGCGGTAGTCTCTTCATCGTGCCGAAGAATAAAGTTCATGAACTTTACAGAGGGGTAAAGCGCACCCTGTTCGCCCACCTTAACAAGACCCACAACGTTCCGTGGGAAGTTAACACCCTCGCGTTGGCTGAACCCTCCCTGCCGCCCATTCGCTGGTACCGCGCAAACCATGACAAATCTATGTTTGAGAACTACAAAATATGACGATTGCATTGTACAACGTCCATCACCTGCCACCCGAGCGCCCGCTGGGGGGTATTATCAAGCAGGTGCAGGTCGGGCCCAGGAGCGCATTAGAGCCCCAGTTCGAGTCGCTGTCTTCGCGCTTTGCCTCCATGCGCGCCTATTACGACGCCTGGATGTCGCTTGAAGACCCCGACATGATCGGGTTTCAGGGGTACAGGAAACACATCAATTTCAAGTCCTTGTGGCCGCCTGCTTGGAGCGAAGTCAGCAAGCAGGACTTTTACCAGTACCAGGACTGGCTAGCGCAATGGGACGGCAAGCTCATCGAGGATCTGCTGCAGCAGTACGAGATGATTATAACTCCCGCGTTTGATCTGCAGAGCGCCGGTGGCATGGCGGACGACTTCTGCCGGTCGCGCTCCTGCCTTGACTGGGCGGCTTTCATGCGGGTTATGGACGACCATGGGCCGTGGGAGTGGGACCAGCCAAACGTAGTAAGCCATTGGTTTATGACGACTTCCGCCGTCTTCCATCGCTTCATGCATTTCTGGTGGTCGGTGTTCTCGGATCTTGAGATGCATATAACATCGGCCGACGCTCGCGATGCTGCGTATCCACCCCGGGCGTTCGACTATTTGACCGAGCGGTTCTTCACCATGTGGCTGAAGCGCGAAAAGATTAAAACCATAACCCTCCCCCTCATGATATGCTGGGATGCAAAATGACAGTGTATGTGGATGGTGCCAAGAACCCACTCGGTCGAATGGTTATGTGCCATATGTTGGCCGATACGCCGGAGGAACTGCACACCATGGCGGCTGCCATAGGGCTAAAGCCGCAGTGGTATCAGTCGCCACGTGTATCTAGTTTTCCGCATTATGACGTGGCATCCGGTAAACGATCCTTGGCGGTTGCTAGAGGGGCGAAAGAACTAAGTCGTGCGGAGTGCGGCGCGTTCATGAGGGCCATGAAGCGAAAGCTTATTGCTAGCGGTAAAACATGGGAATCAGAAGGTTGGGATGCAAAATGAGAGTGATTACTTCCTGCGAAGTTTGCGGTAACCCTAACATTACCAATGATCCCCGCCTGCCGCATGTCCTGGATCTCGGGTCACATCCCCTGCAGGATGACCTTGTGCCGATCGGGGACGAACGTATCTGCAAGCGGTATCACATCGGGGTGCTGTTCTGTGAGACATGTAAGACCGCGCACCAGCGATACCAGCTGCCGCGCATGAAGTTGTTCCAGCCGGGGTATACCCACCGATCCAGCCAGACCAAGGATGTGCTCGACGGCATGGCCAACCTCGTCGATGAATACGAGGAGTTTTATGGGCCTGTGCACGGGTTGATGGTGCTTGATGTGGGCTGTAACGACGGCAGCCTGCTGGATGAGTTTAAGAGGCGCGGGGCGATTACGTTTGGCATAGATCCTACCGATGCCGCTCAGGAGGCAGCCCGGAAAGGGCACCCTGTCATCCAGGGGTTCTTCGATTCATTTTCCGCCAACGAAATCCTCTCTCGGTTCGGAGTGCCGGATATTGTCACGTTCACCAACGTGTTCGCCCACATTGAGCACCTGCCTGCCTTGATCGTGGCGCTGAACACGCTTACGAACCACCAAGCCAAGATCGTCATCGAGAACCACTACCTAGGAGCGGTCCTTGACAAAAACCAGTTTGACACGTTTTTTCATGAGCATATTCGTACTTATAGTTATACTTCCTTTCGTTATATTGCCGGTGCGCTTGGCATGGTCGTTGATCACACCACCTTTCCCAGCAGGTACGGTGGAAACATCCGCGTGTTCCTCAACTCACAAGTTACCCGTACCCATAACGATGGACTGGAGTACGTCAGGAAGGCAGAACGAGACTTCGGGTTCGACCTGGCAAGAATGAACTCTTTCGTCAAGCAGTGGAAGATGAATAAGCGGCAGGAGATCAGGGAGCTGACGGAGCACGATGGGTCCATCTTCGCCCCCATCCCAGCTATCGCCCTGCCGGCTCGAGCACCCCTCTTGGTCAGCATGCTCGACATTGACCGGAACCATATTTCCGCGGTGTATCAAATACCGGGGTCCAAGAAGATCGGGCACTACGTGCCGGGAACGCGGATACCGATTGTTTCCGACGAGGAGTTCCCATGGAGTTACGAGGGTCCTGTGCTTAACCTTGCCTGGCACATCCAGGACGAGATTGAGACCAGATATCGTTCCAAGGGGTTCAAGGGTAGTTTTATCCAGGTTATCCCTTAAGCCATTATTTACTACCCGGTAGTTATATCTCCCGAGAAGGCCTCCACGCCTTTTCGGGAGATTTTTTATGGCTAACAAGCAGTCTAAGGGCGGCAGTAACGTTTCCAGCGGTTCTGGCTCCAAGTCGGGCAAGAAGGACACTGGCAGCGTGGGCGACATGAACACGTCCGCCAAGGTGACCCACAACGAAACCTCGCACGACGTGACGTTCGCCAAGGGCGGCTCTACCCACATGTTCGGCGAGCAGGTTGCCGGCGAGCGTACTGGCTCCGACAAGTCGCCGTCCACTGGCAAGCCGGACAGCTCTGGGCCGGGCGCCGAGTTCGCCAAGGGCGGGTCGGGCAAGATGTTCGGGTTCGCCGGCTCCATGCCTGCCCGGGATGGCATTACGAGCGCACGCTAATGGCGGGGCGCAGTGTAGCCATCAAGGGGGGCAAGGCCCCCATGTCTGTGCCGTCACCCAGCTCCGGGATGCACAATGATTTTGTGCTTGGGTCCCGCCCAGGGGTCCTCCGTGCCCCGCCGATTTCCCGCCCCCCGAACGTAAAGCCTGGAGCGGCTAGCACACGTAACTATGGCAAACCTGACCCGACGCAGCCGTTCGGTGCGCTGGGCGGCGGCAACACCGGCATGGGGGGCCTCTCGTAATGGCTTTCAAGAAAGACCTCACCCCTCTTTCCAAGGGCGGCTCGATCGTCAAACACAAGGGCAAGGGATCGGCCATGGCCGGCATGCCTAATCGCTCGCAGATTGCCAATCTGGGCACCGCTCCCGGCGCCTCCATGAACAACTACGCTAAGGCTACTCCCATGGCACAGCCGACACCCGACGCCGCTCCTGGCATTGGTTCTGGGGATTGGTCTGGGAACGGTATGTAGTGGCCGTCAATACCCAGACTCTTAGCGAGTGTATGGCCCGCTTCAAGAACCACGACCCCCCGCTTTACGAGAAGTTCATCCGCGCCCTCGATGCCTACGTGAGCGAAGTTACCTTGGCGGTGTTAGACGCTCCACCCGAAACCGTTATGCAAGCCCAGGGGCGGGCTCAGACTGCCCACAAATTTTATAGGTTGTTCACGGAATTGGTCCGTGGGCCGAACGCGCCTTCACCGTAATCCTACGCTGAACGCGAACTAGGAGACCGCCATGCCCGAAACCCAACCCCCGGTTGATGAAAACGTTATCGTCCCCGCCTCCGTGCGGCAAGCCGCTGAGGCTGCTGTAGCCGCCCACAAGGCAGCGTATGGGGGTGGGGACGCCCCCGCGGCGCAACTAGAAGGTGTGCCCCCGCCAGTTTCCGAGCCTGTGGCGCAACCAGAAAGTGTGCCCCCGCCAGTTCTTGAGCCCCAGACGATAGCGCCACAGCCTACGCACCCACCGATACCGACACTCTCTAAGCCCGACGATAGGGCCGGCGTGGACCCGTCTAGCTGGGAGGGCCGCTACTACGCAATGGAGGGGCGCTTCCGCCAGTCCCAGATCTCCATTGGTCAGATGCAACAGCAGATGGCGGAACTCGGGGATGAGCTTGCCCGCGTAACGCAGGCCATGAATTCCCGGGCTTCTGTGCCGGAGTATCAGGCCCCTGCGCCGCAGGCCAAGTTCGTTACGGACGACGATGTCAAAACCTACGGGCCGGAACTTCTTGAGACGATCAAGCGTGCTGCCCTCGACGCCGTCCAGCCAGAGATTCAACAGGTTGCAAACCAGAATCGCCAGGTAAGTCAACGGGTTGCACAGACAGCGCAGGCTGCAATGTACCAGCAGCTCGACGCCCAGTGCCCTGAGTGGCGCAGCATTAATACCAATCCACGATTTAAAACGTGGTGCAATTCACCAGATGTTTACTCTGGTCAGTTAAGAGGTCGATTGCTGAACGCTGCGGTTCAAGCGGCAAATGCCCCTAGGGCCATAGCGTTCTTCAAAGGCTTCCAGAACGAGGAAGTCGCCACGGGTAACGCGCCAGCGCCACAGCCCGAGCCGCAGGGGGTTCCCCCGGTGCCTCGTCAAGCTGCAGTAGCACTGGATACGCTCACTGCCCCTGGCAGGGCAAAGCCAGCGACCGGCGATACCGCCGTCACGTCTGCCGAAAAGCCATTCATCACCCGCGCTCAGATTTCGCAGTTCTACGCCGACGTTCGGCGTGGGGTCTATGCGGGCCGAGATGCGGACAAGAAAGAACTTGAACGCCGTCTCGAGGCTGCACAGCGCGAGGGACGGATCAGATAAACCGGGGGCGGCCCACCAGCAAGGAAGTCGCTCCTAACAAGGAACGACTTCTATGGGCATTCCTAGCTCAGGTTTTCCCGGCGCAACGTCGGGTTCTACCCCCGCTATCTACCCTGTTGGTAGCTCTGGCAACAGTCTCCAGTCGACGGGATTTATTCCGGAGATCTGGAGCGGCAAGCTTGTTGAGAAGTTCTACGCGAGCACCGTTCTTGCTGCGATCTCGAACACCGATTACGAGGGCGAGATCAAAAACAAGGGCGATCGCGTCAAGATTCGCACCAAGCCCACCATCACGATCCACAACTATTCGTCCGACGGTTTGCTTGGTCTCGACCGGCCGACCGGCGGCACCGTGGAACTCTACATCGGGAACGGCAAGTACTTCTCGCTGATCCTCGATGATGTGATGGAGATCCAGTCCGACCTTAACATCCTCTCGATGTGGTCTGACGACGCGGCCCAGCAGCTGAAGATCACCGTGGACCAGGACGTTCTGGACGGCATCGTGGGCCAGATGGCCGCTGCCAACCAGGGCACTGCCGCGGGTGTCATCACTGGCTCCGTCAACCTTGGTGTCAAGGGTACGCCTTTGACTGTGGTTGGCCGTAACCCGGGTGCTGGACAGGTCGAGCTTCTCGACGTGCTCCTGCGCATGGGTCAGGTCCTGGACGAACAGAACATCCCGGAGGTCGGCCGCTGGGTCGTCATGCCGGCATGGGCTGGTCGCCAGATCAAGCAGAGCGAGCTTCGCCAGGCTTACCTGTCTGGTGACAGCGTGTCGATGTTGCGGAATGGCCGGCTTGGGATGGTGGATCGTTTCACGATCTACATTTCCAACCTCCTGCCGAACAACAGCACCGACAGCACCAACTTTGCTTCGGGTGAATGGCCGATCTTCGCTGGCCATGCACATGGCCTGACGTTTGCCAGCCAGATCAGTAAGGTTGAGACCCTGCGCTCGGAACTGACCTTCGGTCAGATTTTACGCGGTTTACAGGTATATGGATACCAGGTCGTGGACGGCAAGGCGCTCGTCCAAACCCAGGTAACCCCTGGCTCGTAAACCACATCTACCTACTTGACATCTCCAGCCGCCGCGATTAAGTTCGCGGCGGTTCATTTTTAATGGAGACTGTCATGGGAATTACTGACCCTGTAAAACGAGCCGAGTATATGCGCGAGTACCGCGCAAAGAACCATGAGCGCATACGCGAGCGTGACCGGATTGCCGAACGGAAGTACTACGAGAACAACAAAGAAAAGATCCAAGAGAATCAAAGGGCCCACAGGGCTAAAAATATAGACCGGTACCGCGAGTACAATGCACGGTGGCACCGCGAGAACCGGGCGAAGAACCCCAAAAAGGTGCGAGATATGCACCTGCGTAGTTCCTACGGCATTACCCTTGAGGAGTTTGGAAAGCTTCTAGTTGCCCAGAATGGGAAGTGTGGAGTGTGTGGGACAGAAACCCCAGGTGGTACCGGGTGGCACCTAGACCACTCTCACACCACAGGAGGCGTCAGAGGCATCCTCTGTACGAAATGCAATACCGGTGGGGGCCTCTTTAATGACGATCCCGACCTCCTCCGTAAAGCCGTGGAATGGTTCAGCAAACCTTAACTTCCTACCCCCATGTTGAAACCCAGGCAAACACTGGGCTTTCACCATGGCAGCGGACGAGCTTTGTAGCGTACAGGACTACATTACGGATGTCCGTACGATCCTTCTCGATAAGACGCCGCCGTATCGCTACGACGATGACAGCCTGGTCACGTCCCTGAACATCGCCATGCTGGAGGTCCGCCGGCTTCGCCCGGACCTCCTCGTGTGCCGGTACCATACCCGCGTGCCGCAGTTTGACACCGTCAGCGGCGAACAGGTGCCGATCGAGCCCCAGTTCCGCATGGGGGTAACATACGGCATCGCCGCCCACGCCCTTCTGCGGGATGAGGAGGACGTGCAGGATTCCCGCGCGAATACCTTCCTTGAACGTTTCCACGATATCCTGGTTGGCGTTCGTCCCTCCCCGATCCAGGGGGGTACCCCCACGCCTGAGCAGGTGAAGAAGTAACATGCCTAACCTCGAGCGCCACACGTTCGACATGCTGATGAACGAGGCCCGGATCAAGCTTCCGGGGTCGTCCGATGGCGGCATTAAGCTCGAGCTGTACGCCGTTATGAAGGAGTTCATGGCGGACAGTGGTGCGTGGACGGAGGACATACAGTTTACCGCCCTGCCGAACATCACCATGTACACGATCACCCCACAGTGCGGCGGTCAGATCATCAATCTTGTGGGCGTGTGGGACGACAAGCTGATCCCTATCCCGGCCTTCATGCCGCAGTTCGGCGTAATCCAGCTGGTGAACCAGGCGTCCACCACGCCGAACCAGCCGCTATGGACGGCGCGAGTAACCAAGAATATTACACTGCCCACCACGCGGGATGATGTTCCCGTCGCCCCGGACTGGATACTAACGGTATACAGCGTGCACATTCTAGACGGCCTGCTGGGCAAGATGATGGGGCAGCAGGCCAAGTCGTTTAGCAATGACAAAATGGCGGCTTACCACCTCAAGCGTTTCCGCACTGGCATTCAGATTGCTCGCACGGCGGCTGTACGCCAGAATACCAAGGGTGCCCAGGAATGGGCGTACCCGCGAGGGTGGACAACTTCAACGCAACGTGGCGGGGTTAGCACCGCCTGGCCGACGAGGGCGTTCTAATGTACGGGTCATGCTGCGGCCATCCTCCTTCCAGTGCACACGTTAAGATCGTTACAGCGTCCAACGCCACGTTTAACGAGGCGTACCAGTTCGACCCCCCGCAGCCGGGGGTAACCCCGCCGGTGTGGACGCTGTACAACCACTTCCGCTTGGACGTAAAGACGGCTTACGGCCAGCCAACGCCCCTGTGCTCGTTTACAACGGCTGCGGGACAGATTGTTATCGACGACCCGGTGCAGCGGGTCATTCACTTCGTTGTGCCGGAGACTTCCATCGTGCCGCCGCTGATCCCCGGAACGTTCGTCTACGACCTCATCATGTACGACGACAGCGTGCCGGCTATCCGCGTGCCACTTATGCACGGAGAGTTCATCGTCACCACTGGCGTGACGGGAGGTTAGGATGACAAGTTTTGTTCAAGGCCCGTCACCCGTCTACGCCAGACCGATTGTCGTGGTTGTAGGCCCTACGGGTCCACTTGGCAGCCCTACAGGGCCTACGGGTAACACGGGCCCTACGGGTATTACAGGTGCGGTCGGGACCGGACCTACCGGGTCTACCGGCGTAACCGGGTGCACTGGCAAACAAGGGCTTACCGGCCCAACCGGTGTGACGGGCCCCCCCGGCGGCACACAGACAGGGTCTACAGGAACCGCTGGCCCTGCCGGTCCTACGGGGCCAACCAGTTTCACTGGCGCAACCGGTTCGTCGGGCTACGTCGAACTCGGCAACGTGGTCATCAACTGGGGTTCGGCGGCGAGTGCCACCGGAGGCGGCGCAACGGGTACGTTCGCCCTCGCTTACACCGACGCCGTTCCGCGGGTCACGTTAGGCCTTACCGGCGCCACGGGGGCATGGGTGTCTTCGTTGTCCAAGACCGGGCTGGTTATCACGTCGGCAAACGGCACCCCCACCGTGGCGTATATAGCGGCGGGGTCATAGCATGAGCTGGGCCCCCCGCACGCCGGTAGACATAGACGTGGCGCCTGAGTTGCCCGACATGTATGCGGAGCCCATGCCTGTTGTAGTGGTGGCATACGGCGACCAGAAGATCGAGGCGCTAGGCGAGGACCAGACCATTATAGCCACAAGGGTTCCGTAATGCTGCTCGCCACCATTAACCAGACTGTCGGCCAGCGCCTGCGCTTAGACGTGGACTATCGCGATTGGCTGGTATTCGGCGAAGTCCTTACGGGGGTAAGGTGTACTGTTGACGCCGGCACAGCGACAGTTGACACAATCGTTCTTTCTCCAGATAAAAAGTCGGTCAGCTTTTTCCTAGTGAACGGAACACCGGGCGACCGGTTCAATATTATCGTGGAGGCGGATACATCGTTGACACAAATTCGCTTCGACCACATCGAAGTGTTTGTCGAGACTAACGGTGGTCCTGTTGTCACTTCCCCCAATAACACCGTTACATATCTTTCAATCTTAGGTCCTACAGGGCCGACAGGACCTACCGGGGCTACGGGTTCTACCGGTATTCCGGGAACCGCAGTAAATACGGGTGCTACGGGGAACACCGGGCCGACCGGCCCAACGGGTGCGTCTGGGCCAACCGGCACCCCCGGCGGTGCCGCCAACACGGGGGCTACCGGGTTTACAGGGCCCACCGGTAGTACCGGGTCCACGGGGTTACAGGGAGCCGCGAGCACGGTAACAGGGCCTACCGGTAACACGGGGCCCACTGGAAGTACGGGGGCGCAAGGGGCGGCCAGCACAGTCACTGGACCCACGGGTAATACGGGTCCGACCGGAAGTACAGGGTCAACTGGTGCCCCTGGGTCTGCGTCTACCACCGGTGCGACGGGTAACACGGGCCCAACAGGGTCGACCGGTTCGCAGGGTGCGGCCAGCACGGTAACAGGCCCCACCGGGTACACCGGGCCGACAGGGTTTACTGGAGCCATTGGGGCGGCAAGCACGATTACAGGGCCCACAGGTTACACCGGACCGACCGGAAATACGGGTCCGACCGGAATTACAGGTCCAACGGGCACCGGTGTAACATCCGATTTGATTTTTGTTATAGACGGCGGCGGCTCGGCCATAACAGTGGGAACCACTGGGCAGTCTGGGTCAGCCGGCCCGAAGGGTTATCTCCCTGTCGATTTTGCCGCCACCATAAATCAGGTCGAGCTTCTTGCTGATCAGAACGGCTCGATCGTGGTGGATATTTATAAAACCACTTATTCCAACTTTAACCCTGGCACCCATCCCATCCAGTCGGACAGCATAACTGCTTCAGCGGTTCCAACGATATCATCATCGTATAAGGCTCAGGACAGTACACTGACTGGATGGACAACTGCCATATCTGCTGGCGATATTTTAGGGTATTTCGTTAAAGGCTGTACATCAATTACCCGCTGCACCGTGGGGTTGAAGGTCACGCGCACGTAGGGGTAGTATATGGCCTTCTCAATCGGTAACACCGCCCACAACACCGCCCTTGTTAGCGGCAGCGGCAATACCATGACTATTTCCGTTAACGCCGGATCGGTCATACTTGTTCCGGTATTTCTGACGTCTACTTCTGCCCCAGTGATCCATGTCGTATCAATAACCAGTCCAGATTTAACGTTTGCTGCGCGGGCGATTAAAACAGAACAAGACACGGGAAGCAGCACCTTAGCTTGCGGCAGTGAGGTTTGGTGGGCTTACTCGTCAGGTGGGCTTACTAACGAAGTTATCACCTTAAACATAAGCGGGTCCCCCAGCTTTAGTGGTTTTTGCGGGGCAATTGAATGTAGGGGGTTACCTAATACATCTAACCCGTGGGACGCCAACGGCTCCCTGCCGGCTGAAAATACTGGAACTGGCTCCAGTGGCACGGTTACAGGCGTCTCGACCAATAGCGGTACTCCGATTGGTTTAGTCTATACATCCACGTCGGGCCCCGCCCATGCCGTACCTACGTCACCTGGAACTTGGACCGCTGCTGATCAGAGCGAAGGGGCCGGGGGTAATTCTCGTTTTGTGGTCTACTACCAGGTGTTCTCTTCCGCGCAGAGTAACGCAACGTGGAGCGCGTCCGTTAATACTAACAACTGGACCTTTATGGGGGACGCTTTTGCAAACGTTATAGTGACTAATACTTTTGGTGGGGTTATGGGATTGTAAATGGCACTCCTTGCAACCAAAACCCATACCGTTGGAAACCGCGCCCGGTGGACCGTGGACTACTCCGACTGGCTCCAGGATGGAGCGGTCCTTTTCACGGCTGCGATCGTTTCCTCGTCCATCACAGCCACGGTGGATACTACATCTTTCAACCCGACAAAGACAGAAGTCATGTTCTTCGTGAACGGCGGCTTGCTTAATGAAGTATTTACGGTTACACTGACAGTATCCGATACGCTCTCTCAGATACGGGTAGACACCGTAACCTTTACCGTCGTCGCCCCATAACCAAGGGTACACGCCATGTCCAGTTTTCTCCTCGTTGTTGGCGGGTTTGCAACTGCTTTTATGGTTGGCGTTGTTTTCAGTAACACGGTAACGGTGTGGTTCAACTCCAAGACCGCCAAGGTGGACGCTGACATCGAGGCTGCCGAAGCTGCCGTGAAGGCGAAAGTTACCCCCACCCCTCCGGCGAAGAAGCCATGAAAACAAATTACGCTGCCTTCATCAAGCGGGTAATAGAGAACTACGAGGGCGGCTACGGCTGGGACAAGGGCGACACCGGCGGCCCCACCAAGTATGGCATTACCTGTTACGACCTGGCGGAACACCGCGGCAAGTTTATGAACAGCATGGCGGCATGGGCGCCGCTCGTCAAGGATATGCCGCTCCAAGAAGCAGAGGATATATATGTTTCCAAGTACGCGACTAAGTTGTATTTTGATGACCTACGTGCCGGTCCTGATTGCTGCATTCTGGATTACGGTATTAATTCTGGCACCGCACGCCCCCTCCGGGTAGCCCGAGCATTGCTCAAGTTCACCGACCCTTCTAACCCCGCGCTCATCAAAGCCATCAACGCCGCAGACCCGAAGTGGTTCGTGAATGCCATGGACCAGGAGCGGCTGCATTTCATGCACCAGATCCGCGGCGGGTCCGCATGGGAGCGGTTTGGTGGTGGGTGGGGTCACCGTGTCAACGACCTGGAGTCGTACTGTAACCATTTAATAGCCGGCAGCCCGGCTTCAGTTCCGTCGCCCGCGCCAACAACCCCGCACCCTAAGGTTGTCCATGGTCGACCGGGCGCAACTACAGGTACCATAACAAAAACGGCTGGCGGCGCCATCGCAAGCGGAGGCACTGCCCATGTGGCAGGCGCTCCGTCTTGGGTGCTGCCGGCCGTTGTGGGTGGGGTAGTGATAGCGGGTGTTGCGTTCGCGATCTATGAGAGCCGGAAGTACGCTCTCGCGAACCATACCGTTGTCATCCCACCGACTGTACCCCCCATGCCGCCGCCCGTAGTGCCGGCCGTCGGAGTTCCCACAGGAGCCACCGGTGTATCAAAAGCTGCTTAGATGGTGCAAGGACAGCGAGGTTATCCTCGCTTCCCGGCTGCATGTTCTTGCCGGGGTTCTGCTGGTCCTGCTTGACGTCATCCCGCCGTTCGTAACGCAGGAAAACCTGCAGATGTTCATTGCCAACCCCAAGATCATTGCAGCCGCTCTTATCGCGAACGGCGTCAGCATGGAACTTCTGCGCCGGCACCGGGCGGAAGAGGTCGCCGACCCTGCCGGCGGTACCACCACACTGCTGAAATAGGGGGGATAATGTTCGCTTTTCTGACGGCTATTCCCTCCTTGATTTCCGGTTTGTTCTCCACCATTAACACGGTGTCGAACAACCTGTCCAACGAGCGGATCAACCTGCAGAACGCCACCACCGACCGGGAGCGGGCGGAGATCAGCGAGCGCATATCCGCCCTACAGGCGACGAAGGACGTGCTTGTTGCCGAAGCGGCGCGGTCTAAAGTCCCAGTGTACGTGCAGCTTCTTATGACCCTGCCGTGGGTGCTCTACATCGGTAAGGTTGTAATCTGGGACAAACTCCTTGGGTGGGGTGAGACCGACACCCTCTCCCCGCAGGAGTGGTACCTGTGCTACATTGTCTACGGGTTCTGGTTTGTTCATAGTACCGTTGGTATGTTTAAGTAGGGGGCCGACATGGCTAAAGGTAGTAACGACAAGTACAAAGAGCAATACTTCAAGAGCGGCGGCAGTATCGCCATTAAGCCGTCGCACAAAGGCCTGCTCCACAAGAATCTCGGGGTAGCGGCAGACAAACCGATCCCGGAGAGCAAGCTGCAGAGCGCCAAGAACTCGTCTGATCCGGTGGTGCGCAAGCGCGCCACCTTCGCCGAGAACGCCAAACATTGGAAACACTAGGGTGTCAATCCGGCTGCAATTCTCTGGGTGCCGGGATATCGCCTCTCGTGCGATAATGTGGTTTACCCACGGGCAGTTCAGCCACGTCGACGTCGTCCTGCCGAGCGGCGAGCTTTTAGGCGCCAGGAACGACAGTGTTGGCGGCAAGCCCCCCGGCGTGCAGGTACGCCCCAGGGGTTACACGCAGTTTTCCAAGCGCGTAATCATGGAGTTGACCCCCACGCTGGCGCAAGAGAAAAGTTTTTACGACTTCCTTATGCGCCAGGTAGGCAAGCCCTACGACCACGCGGCCATATGGGGGTTCTTGGTAAATCGGGACTGGCGAGAGCGCGACAGCTGGATATGCTCTGAACTCATCGCCGCAACCCTCGAGGAATCTAGCATTATCGCCCGTCTGTATGCCCTCGCGTCAACCGTGGACCCAGTGGACCTGTCACTTATTTTCAGCGCCATAGGTGGCAGGCCCATTAAGGATGAGTAAAGCTTCCTTTCCTACTATAGAAGAGACAATGGCGGACGCCATGAAGGTGCCACCGCTAGGTATTTCACAGGGCCGCGGTAACCGGCTGGACCATGGAGCCAAGGTAGCCGCGGTAGGGTCAGACACCCACAGGATGACAGGACAAACCCCAGGAGATGAAAATGCCGATGGACCAAGATCAGGAAGTGGTGGAGACCGGGCTGGCGGGGATGCAGGTGCCCGAGCCGACGCCATCCGTAGAACCCGTAACCATCCAGGGTCTTGAAGACGATCTCACCGTCAAGGTGGCCGAAGTCAACCAGCCGGCAGTGGTGCTAGCCGCGGCTACCCGTGCCGAGATGGAAACCGGTGCTGCCACCCTGCAGGCAAACTACAGGGGCGGCCCGACTACGGAGCAGCCGTTCACCAAGGACCTGCAGGAGCAGGCCGAGAACGAGAACATGCAGCGTAACTTCATGCTGTCGATGCAGCAGGCCCAGCGCCCTGAAGTCAAGCCGTACACGCCACCCGAAGTCCCCAAGCAGATCGCGGAAACCACCCGCCTTGAGATGGAAGCAGGGCGGAAGCGCGTGGCCGAGTTCGCGGCACTCGAGCAAGCCCGCGTGCGGATCGTCCCGCAACATGACCCGTCCGCGGGTAAAACCGTTCCAGTGTTCCGCCCGGCCGACTGGGTGCCGGATCAACGCAAAGGCGAAGGCCACGTAGCTGGGAACAGCGCGCGACCTCTATGAGGAGTAACGACCATCCCGGCCGTAAAATTGGAGCAGTACGGCGGCCAACTGCCGGCCTGGGACCCCCACCTCTTGCCGACCGGGCAGGCTGCCGTATCTATTAACGGCTACCTGTTTTCAGGCGCGCTGACTGGATGGCGCCAGCCTAAACCGCTGTTCGCCCTGAACCCCGGCACGCGCTATGCCTTCCGTATCCCCACGTTGTCGGAAACGCAGGCCCACGCATATTATGTACAGCTTGCACTCCCAACCGCGGGGGATACGGTTACTATAGGAGATCTGGTATATACCTGGGTCAACACGCTCAACAACCCGCAGGACGTATTAATCGGAGGTACAATCAATGGATGCGTTGCTAACCTTCTCTCCGCAGTCACTCTGGATAACAGCGCCAGGACCAACTCCGGGATCCTCTACGACGACGGCACGGTGCCCAACACCGCCATCGCCTATCCCCTGCCCGACACCACCCTCCCGGTCGGTCTCACTGCCGCCACTGCTGGTTCAGTGGTATTCAGCGCCGTCACCTATCCCTATATCTACGTCGGAGCTACGGATTTTGGAGCGGGATTCAATTCCACTCCTGTAGGCGAGAGCACCAGTGCTGTACGCAGCACTTGGGTGTTTGACCTCCTCGCCCAGTCGCACGTAACCGGCACGTACAGCGGCGGCAGCAATGCGTCGTTCGACGCCAGCGTAACCGGCGCCTCGACGTGGATGCAGTTCGCCGACCCGGACACCAGCGTCATAAAGTCCCCGATCGTCAGCGACAACTTCGACCGGTACTACTTCTCCAGCCCCAGCGTGCCGCCACAGTACAACCCCCGGACCCGTATCGTCGCTGGACAGTCCCCGTGGCTTCTCGGCGTGCCGCCCCCCGGTTGTGCCCCGACTACCTCCGTCGTAGGCGGGGGCAATACCCTAGTCCTCGGTAACACCACATCTAACGGTATACCGTACAACGCCATCGGCAACGCCGTCTACCTCATCCCGTTCACCTTCAACGGCGATACACAGATCCAGGACGTGCAGTGGTTCTCTGGCGCCAACCAGGCCGATATACCCACCTCCCAGTTTGCCGCCGTCATATACAACGATAATGCTGGTGTTCCCGGGGAACTTCTCAACACAGGCCAGCTCACGACGGGAGTGTTCGGGGGCGGTGCTGCAAACATAAGCTCGTTCATCAATCCTACCAACCTGACCAATAACAATCAGTACTGGATCGGGTTCATTATCGACGTAGCCGTCCAGATAGACGGCGGCCCGGTTATCCCGAACAACAACTCGGCCACTTTCTTAGCGTCCTTCACGAACGGGCCGCCCGGCACCGCCCCGGCCGCCACCCTCAACGGGCCGGGGTTGCACATCATTGGGGACTTCCTCACCTCCGACGTAGTAGAGAGCAGAGCATATGTCTATACGTGGGTTTCAACATATGGGGAGGAAGGGCCGCCTTCCCCGCCTACACTACTGGACGGTTGGTCCAATGGCGTCTGGACCGTCGGTCTGTGGACGCCTCCGCCCAATGACCTGGGTGTTCTACGAACCCTTAAAGATATTAACATTTATCGAACCGTCCCTGGGCAGGGGGGAGCCACCGTATTTTTCTTTGTGGATACGGTTCCTATCGGCACTGCGCAGTATGTCGACGCCAATCCCAACAACACGGTCGCGCTGAACCAGCAGCTACAGTCCACCAACTGGTTCCCACCGCCCGAAAACCTGCAGGGTCTTACCGTCCTACAGAACGGCATGGTGGCGGGATTCACCACCAACGAGATATGGTTCTGCGAGCCGTACCGCCCCCACGCCTGGCCACCGGGATACGTGCTCACCGTGGACTACCCGATCGTAGGACTGGGGGTCACCAGCGGCACCCTGGTCGTCATGACGGACAGCAACCCGTTCATCATTACCGGGCAGACGCCGGGGCAGATGACACAGAGCAAGTGCGCCCACCCGCACTCGTGCTCCTCGCGCGGGTCGATCATCAGCGGCGATGCCGCGGTGACCTACATGAGCCAGAACGGCCTCATCCAAGTCACCCCCGCGGGCGTCGCCACCAACACCACCGACTTGTGGTTCACACGCGAGAAGTGGCAACAGCTAACCCCACAGAAGTACGGACGTTCGATATTCATCGCCTCCTGCTACTACTGCCTAGGCAGCGTATCGCCGCCTGGCGTCTCCCCTGCCGACAACTCGCTAGCCCAGACCGGGTTCACCATCGAACTCGACCAGGACAACACCAGCTTCACCATCTGGCCACAGCCGGGGGGCCACAGGCTGGGGTTCAACCAGCTCACCAGCCCCACCGGGTTCGACATACAGAACGTTATGACAGACACATGGACCGGCACCGGCCTGCTGGTGTCCAACGGTTCCGTGTATTACTTCGACTTCACCGATCCCAACCCCGCCATGGTGCCATACACATGGCGCTCCAAGACCTACCAGCAGAATGTCAAACGCAACTACGCCGCCATGCGCGCGTTCTTCAGTGTACCGACCAACACACCGGCACAGAACGCCATCGAGAACACCGCGCCTGCTAGCGATCCGTCGTGGAACACCCTACAAACTGGGCAGTATGGTATAATCAGGACGTTCGTGGACGTGGACGGTACCGGTAACTTGACGCTGATCGACGCCCGCGAGATCAGGGAGTCGAGCGCGCTCATGCGCATCGTGGACGGGTTCAAGTGCGAGCAGTGGGCCTGGGAGATCACTGGGCGCGTGCCAATTTCCAACATCCAGATTGCCACCTCGGTTAAGGAACTTGGGAGTGTGTAATGGCTTCCGCACCGCAGTGTAACCTTACCCAGCCAATACCCGTCGGTAATCCTGCATCCGCCAAGGGTTTCAAGGTCATACCCACCGGCGCTTCACTGCCGCAAGTCATCCGTATTCTAAACGAGAACTTCCAGCGGCTGTCGCCGTTCAACAGTTTCAACTTCTTCGGCGGTAACAGCTCGAGCCCCGGTGCCGCGGGGAAGCCAGGGAAGAACGCACAGGAGGGCAACTGGACCCAAAAATCCATCGTCACCCAAAAGGTGCGCGTGTACCAGATGAAGACCGACGGCACCATAAACAAACAGAACTATGTAGATGTGCTCCGTGTCAATAATTTAACTATGCAGGATCACACCACCGGGGCCACCTGGGTGTATACCCGACAGGGGGTGGACGGGCCAAACATCCAGCTTCTACCCTCATGAGCCTTTCCCTTGACGTTGTCTTTGACACCGTTATCAATGTACATTGGCAGTCGCAAGTGCCCCTGTTTGTTCTGTTTGAGAACTCCGGGCCATTCCCGCCAGGTTCCTTTACCTTACCTATAGACGTTGTCGAGTTCCATACCCCCACCAACCGGGTCAACAAGATACACGTATCCGAAGATGGAAAGACCTGGACCACGATCAACATGCCGGGGGACAATGGACCATTTCCAACCTATGCTTACGGTAACGGGGCTTGGATATTCGCGTACAACCAGTCTAACGGCTGGATCTACGGCCGTGATGGCGGTGGTGGCGGCGTAGGCCCGTGGGGCTATACCCTGTTTGGGGTAGACTATGGGCAATCAACAATTGTAATGTCTACTGATGGGTTTACATGGACTAAGAGGGTCGGATCGGCAAGGTCATTTCCACCGTACCACGACGACAATGGAAGTCTTGTAGGACCTAACGACGAGCCCATACTCGATCTTTCGTACACGCCAAACATATTCCACTACCGGAAGCTCGTTACCCCCATCAGACACGCCCCTGTTTACACTACAGTTTCTATCCAAAGCCCGTTCAAATCCATTGTAGTGCCGGACAACCCCCCGTACCCGGGGAAAATAACGGACGTGACTACCCAGGACCCGTTCCTGAATGACGGGCTGCACCCCGGATTCTGGTACAGCGAGGACCACACAGCGACCTGGCACCATACCGTTACTCTGCCGCCCACAACGGGGATCTATGAAGCCGACGTAGAACTTAGCTTCGCCACCCCCGGTACATAACGCTTTCTTTACCGCCGGGGCGGTATAGATTAACGATATTATAAGGGTAGCACGATGGCGGATACTACCACTCAATCCCAAGGCACTTCCAGCAGCTCTGGGTATTCTTCCTCCCTGCCGGTATCGGTGCAGTCGCCACAGTCCCAGTGGGGGCTGCAGCTTTCCCAGCTGCTGGGCGCGCTAACCCAGAACCAATACGCCTGGGCCCAGCAGCAATACAACATGGGGCTGGGGGTCACCGACGCCAACATAAACCAGTACATGCAGGAGGCCCAGCAGGGGGCGGGGCTGGCGCAGAATCTCCTCGGGAGGTACCAGAACGTCTTCGAGCCGCTGATGAACCAGTACATAGCGCAAGCTGGGTCATACAACTCCGAAGCCCGCCAGCGGTTCATGATGGGGCAGGCCGAGAGCACCGCGGGGCAAGCCGACCAGGCCGCCATGGACAGCGCGCAGCGGCAGCTGCAGGGGTTCGGTGTTAACCCGAACTCGGGGCGATACCAGGATTTGCTACTGACTTCACGTTTGCAGGATGCGGCAACGCGGGCCGGCGCCGGCACCCAAGCATCGGTCAACACGGCTAACACCGGCCGGCAGATGGAGCAGACCGCTCTTGGGTGGGGGCAGAACGAACCCGGCATGGCGGTAAACGCGCTGCAGTCCGCCTACACGGGCATCACGGGGGCGGAGAATGCGATCCTGGGGCAGCAGAACACTGGCGCCAACTTGCTAAACACCGTGCCGAATTTCGGTAACGCCGCGGCGAACGCCAACCGCCTGCCGCCCGTGGGGCAGCAAAGCCAGTCGCAGCAGCGATCGGGGTCGCAGAACAGCAGTCAGGGGCAGGGGAACAAGCAGCCAAACCAGTCAAGCGGGCAGGGGGCGGGAAAAGGATCGCAAACGCCCGATAACACACTGTATGGGGGTGCCAATCCCGGCGGTGGCGGTGGCATGAGCGCCGCCAATCAAATAGGCCAGCAGACGGGGCGCCCTGTACCAAAAGATCAGCAGGACCAAAACGGAGGGGACTACGCCACTGCGGGTGGTTTAGATCTAGGCCCTGTGAATCCGAGCGATATCCCCAGTTGGCTGAATAACCCGACACTTACCGATAATCCGTTTGGGGCTGGATCCCCCAACCAAGCAACTTCACCCGACAACACGAACTGGCCCGCAGCCGGCCCGCAGCAAATTCCCATGGGCTTCGGACAGGGGCCCGGAACCAGCTCAGGGGGTGTTTCATCAGAACCCTACTATTATCAGCCGGGGACTTTCCCAACAGGACAGGGAGGAGACCTTGCTGCCCAGGCGGGAATAAATGACATCGGCAGCAACCTGGGGCAGTTTAACGATACCCAACCCAGCAACGCGCCACAATCCTCTTGGTGGGACCCCACAACGCCAGCAAATGCCGGCGACATGCCCAGCGGACCAGGGCAACAGTTCCCCGGGGACCAAAGTGGCCAGTACACCCCGCCGCCAGACCAGAGTTCATTCCGAGGACAGTACCAGCCAGGAATGTTCAACCAGCCACAGGATCAAAGCGGTGGCCAGTACGCCCCGCCGCCGCAAGACACCAGCGGCGGTTACACGCCTCCCGCTGACACGGGTGGCCAGTACGCCCCACCCCCCGACATGGGCGGTGGGGGTGGGGGCGGCGATTACTCTGGTGGTTACGCCAGCGGCGGCGTCATCCCCAACCAAACTTCCGGCGGGTTCGTGCCGACGAGTGCCAGCCCAAGCCAGGGACGGCGTACGGACGATATCCCGGCACGACTAAACGCCAAGGAATTCGTTATCCCGCGCGATGTAACCGAGCATCTCGGTACGAAACACTTCAGTGACCTCATCGCCAAGTCGCGCAAGGCGCGAACCGGTATGGCGGGGCCACCGCCGCAGGGTAAAATGAAGCCTGCGCTGCGCATGCGTCCTACCTTCACTTCGCATTACACGGGAGCACGATAATGCCTGGAGTGCTTCCCGTTGATAATCCTGGGCGGTTTGGTGCATGGGCAAACGGGCCCATCAATGACCCAGCCGCTAGTGTGGCGCCCCCGCCTAGCGCGTCTTCCACACCAACAAGCGGTGGAGTTCTGTCGTCCCCGTTTGGTAATGTGAACACATTTGATGGAACTGGCGGAGCCGTCCCCGAAGGAAGCATCAGCAATCCCCTTGGTGGTGGGGGTGGCGCCCCCGGGGGCGGGGCCATAACCCCGAGTGGTGGCCCAGGGGGCCAAGTTGTGGGCGGATACGGCCCCACAATGGATGGCGGTCGCATGACCTCGCCAAATGTAGGGGCCAGCAACAACGGAGGCAGTTACGGGGTTGGCGGTCAGGGCCCGGGAGGGTTTGCTGGGCCGTCACCATACGGCCGCGTTAACTCGTTTGACGACGGCGGCGTTATAGACCCCGAGAGCGACAACGACGAAAACGACCAGCAGCTTGACCAGGGCGACCCTATGAGCGTCATCCAAAACTCCCTTGGGTGGGGCCGCCAGCAGATGGGCCTGCCTGCTAATTTCTTTGGGGACCAGCCGCAAGCGACGCCCGTGGGTGACGTGGTGGGAGGGCCGGGGAACTGGCCGGGTAATGGGCTGGCCGGGGCAGCAGGGCAGCAGAGCAACCAAGGCGCCATGCAGCAGCCAAGCCCGCTCGACCCTACCAACGTTATCCCCATGCCGAATATAAACAAGCGGCTGCAGGACACCGCGGGTAAGAGCTACGCCGACGGCGGCGTCATCCCGTCTCAGCCCGGCGACGATCAGCAGCAAGGTAACGGGGCACAGCTCCCCGACCCACGCAAGACCATGGCCTACCTAGCCGGTGCCGGCAACATGCCGCCCGACGCCGCCATGGCGCTCGAGCAGCGCGTGGACCCGCAGGGGCAAATGGATCCGGCCGAACGCAAACTCTCCGCGGTCGCCGCCGCCGGTACCCCACAGGCACAGTTCAGCCTGCTGCAGCACTACCGTACCCGGTTCAACGCCTACAGCGCCGCAGCGCAGGCAGCGATGGACCAGGGCAATATGGCGCTCGCCGCCCAGCACGCCACCAACGCCATGTCTAACGTGCCCAACGGTCATAGCGTGCAGTTCGCCCCGGCCAAAGGCGGCCTGATGATGCAGTCCAAAAAGATTGGACAGCAGCAAGGGCTCGCGGAAGGTGGCGCGGTGGACGCTGACAACCCGTCTGTCGTTATGAGGTCGTACGAAGATGGCGGTCAAACGGAGGATGACGCCGATGAGAACCCGGGCGGGGTAATACCGACCCAGGATGCATCGGATACAGGCGGGGCAGAGCAGCCGGACACTTCTGCGGCGCCCACCCCCCCTGTAGATCAACCAGAAGATAGCGCAATGGGGGCCTTCACACGTGGAGCAGCCAACACAATGGCGCCCGTGGCACTTGCCGCCCAATCAGCTAAAGGCCTGTTGCAAAAGGGGTGGGACTACCTAGTAGACAAATGGAACGCAGGACCCTCTACCGACCTCGGCAAGTCCATTAACGCCGCCGGAGGTGTAGGTGGGGCATTAAAGAGCGGTGTAAGCTCGTTGTTCGGTAACAACGCGGAAGTGCAAGCAGCCGTAAACGCTGACCAGCCGCAAACCGGATGGAAAGTACCACCGCAAGACCCGTCAGCCCCCCACCCCTCGTGGTTAAACACGGGAGGGCCGCAACTGTCCGGAGCTGGCAATCAGACGCCCCGCTCTGTACCGGGGTACAGAGGGGTGCCACAGGAACAGCAGCAACAGCCGTCCAACAACTTCGCGGCTTCGTTTCAACCTCGGCAGGGGGACCCGTTTGCGCAGCAATTCAACGATCTGCGGCAGCAGGCCCAAGCCATGGGGCTGAGAGGCCCCGAGTTCCAGAAATACATGTTCGAGGGAATGAAGGACATACGGAACAACGCTGCCAGGCTCGAGCAGTCGAAAGCCATAGGGGGTATTCGTAGCGACATTGTCAATACACAACAGCAGCATGGTGATGCCCGTAATGCCCTAACGAATGCCACCCGTGCCGCCAATGCCGCGCTTGTGGTGAACGGTAGAGCAGCAGCGGCGGAGCTGCAAACCCCCCTTAGGTTGCTTCAGATACAAGCCAACAACCCGGGCACCGATCTGAAAGAACTCCTGCCGCAAGCATCTGCCCTAGCAGCGAAACTGGGGGCAACACCCCAATCACTGATCCAGCAATTGCAGCAGCAGCCCATGCAGCAACAGCAGCAAGGCGGCCAGCAAGCGCCCGAGAGCAAAACCGTCAACGGCAAAACGTATTACAACGTAAACGGGAAATGGTTTGATAACGCGGAAGGTCGGTAAATGCCCGAAGTATCCGACCCCGACATCCTCCAGCAACTCAATGGCGGTTCCAGCGGCGAGGTAACCGACCCCGACTTGCTGCGCCAATTAAACGGCGGAGGTGACGAGGACGAACCCTCTCCTGTAGGCTCGTTTGCCCGCGAGGGCGCACACTCCCTTGGTGCTGGCATCGGCGCCGGGTTGGGTATGGTCGGGGGTGCCGCCCTTGGCACCCTGGCTGCCCCGGTAACTGGTGGCCTAAGTGTGCCAGCGGGCGCTATCGCTGGTGGCGCTGCCGGCGGCATGGCGGGCCAAGCCATGGAGGACTGGGCCTTAAACAAGCTAGGGCTCGCCCAGGGCACCGGACAGCTGTCCAACATTCAACGGCAGAAGGACATAGAAACTAACCCGCTGTCCTCGTTCAGTGGGGGGCTAGCCGGCAGCATCGGGGCGGGGTTCGGTGTTGGCGCCGGTGCGCGGGTCGGAGCGCGTGCGATCGGCGCGGGCATCCAGGGGTTGCTCGAGGGTGGCCAGGAGGCTTACCGCGGCGAGGACCTGGACCCGGCCAAGATCGGCCTAGCGGCGGGCGCTGGCGCGTTATTCGCCAAGCCTCGCGGGTGGGTGACCAATCTAGAAGGACGGCTAGGGAACGCTGCCGCTGGGTCTACAGAGGCCCCCGTACGGCCGCCCGACGCCAAGCCGGATCTGCCCGTACAGGAACCAGAGTTTAGCGGGGAAGCCACTGTTTCTGCGGAAGCCCAAACGGCCGAGGACAAAGCTGAAGTCGAAGCCACTGGTTCAGGCAAAAAGAGCGCGCCGTCCACCACGTCAATTTCCCAGGGAACCGCCACGGAACAGCCACCGATAACCGACAAGTACGCTGGCCAGCCCAAGGGCCAGGGTGCCATGCTGGAAAACGAAGCCCTTGGGGGGCCGAACGGGCTTAAGGATGCTCTTAAATCAGCAAGGGGGGAAGCGACTCAACCCAACACCCTCCTCAGCACCAACGCTATCCACCCCGACATAGCGGCAACGTTCGAAAGCGAACCCAAACAATCCCCCGGCCACGCGCAGCCACTGCCACAGCGGGGGGCACAAACCTCTGTTACAATAAACGGGAGAAACGCGACGGCTGCGGGACCCGACCCGCAGCAAACCGCACAAATGGCTATCCAGGCAGCAAAGGAAGATGCTGGGCTGCTGCCGCCTGTGAACCCTCCCCCCGACACCGCCGGGCTGGCGCCCCCGCAGGGGCAGCCACACCCCGCAGAGGCTTTCTTCGGAGCTGTCAGGCAGGCGGCAGGCAAGCCGGAATTCGCCCAAGCTATAAAAGACGCCCACCCAGATTTGACAGGTCCGCAACTGTCTCTGGTCATGCGCGCAATCCAGCAAGCTGAGAGACGGCCCATCATTGAAACCCCCATGCCATCAGGGGCAAATTCCGCGAGAGACCTTAACGGCCCTGTTTTTGTCAACAACGGCACGCCGCCAGAATTGTGGGCCCCCGTCGCAATTCACGAAACAGTAGAAGGGGCCCTGGAGAAAGTCTTTGGAAAGGTGTACGACAACGCACATCCTGTAGCTCAAACCGCAGAGCGACTGGCGGTGGAAGCGGCAGGGGGCAACTGGGGGGAATACCAGAAAGCTTGGAAGGAACCGTTGGCACGGGCAGCCGCGCTTCCGCGCGACACCGTGCTGCCGAAAGTACCGCTCGCCAGCGACCCGTTCGCCGATATCGGTCACTACCATGTGCCGTCGCCGGATGAAGGGGTTGCCCAGGGGCCTGAAACAACCGCACAGCCGGAACACATTGAAACCGGCCTAGCTCCTAAAGAGCCCGACACGGGCATACCGTCCTTCCTGAAACGGAACCCGGATAACACGCTTGCCAACAAAGGCCGCGTATTGGACAAAAACTCCCCCGAGTTCAAGGCAGCGGCGGAGGCCGCGCTCCAGAGCGAAACTGGACGAGCGCCGATCGTCCCAAAGGAAACGCCGGCCGCCGAAGAAGGCCCAAAAGGCACTATAGACAACGGTGGCCTTATGGCAATGAAGCGCAGCGAGATGCCAAAGGAAAGTCTGGATGACGCCACGGAGCGCGTGAAGGAGGCCATCAGCAAGAAAGCTGGCTTCCCCCCTGCCACCGAAGAAGCCATTAAAAAAAGCAAGGCGTCAACAGCCGCGGACGATTTAAAGGCTGGCATCGCGCCCCAACGCACACGTGACACGGTGGAAGGCTGGCTGAAGGATAACCCCGTCACCCGGCTATTCAGCCCCACGTCCATGGGGGAAGGAGCTAAGGCCGCGGCCGGTATCATCCGCGAGGCCAACGGCATTAACGCACGCCAGATCGCCATCGCCTCGAACCGCATGGAGCCCATGCGCGCCCTTGTCAACGCCCTCCCGGAACAAGCACGTGTTGACTTCATGAAGGCGGTCGACACTGGAAAGAAGGTGGACTACCTGCCCCAGCTGCAGCCGTTGGCCGAAACCATGCGCAGCACGTTCGCCACCATCAAGACCGAGCTGCAGAACCTGCACGGGCTGGAGAAGCAGGAGTTTGTCGAGAACTTCTTCCCGCACATGTTCAAACGCGATACCGCCGATGACGCGATAGCCGCGGACACATTCGCGAAGTCTTGGTTCTCCAAACAGGGGTCCACGGCTAGCCTGCACCACCGTAAATTTCCCACCCTCCAGGACGGATTGAACGCCGGGCTCAAGCTCGCCTCCACCGATCCGGTCGATGTTACCATGCGCTACATGGGCAGCATGCGCAACTTCATCGAGGCCAAGAACATCCTGCAGGCTGGCAAGGATCAGGGGTTCATCAAGACGTTCAAGAACTCGCGCATGGGCGCCTCGGGCAATCCGGAGGGTGATAAGATCCCATTCGGATACGTGGCGCTCAAGGGACGTGGGTCCACCGGTCCAGAGGGAAGCCTCTACGCGCCGGCCGACTTCGCGGAGATTTATAACAACTACCTGGACCAGGGTTTCCACTCCACCGAGACGGGAGCACGCCTCTACAACGCTCTGCAGAACACGAGCAACGCCGTTACCGCGCTGGAACTCGGGTTCTCGGGGTACCACGCTTTCACCATGGCGAAGGAAGCCATCATCCATCAGGTAGCGGAAGGGCTGTCCCGGGCCATGAGTGGCGATGTAGCGGGCGGCCTTGCCAAAATCGGCAAAGCCCCAGCAGCACCGTACACCCTGGCGAAGGCCGGGGCTGACCCCCTGAAAGCGTACCTTGACCCCGGCGCCAACGTTTCCCCCGAACTACGCAAGACGGTGGACTTGATTACACGCTCGGGCGGCCGTATGCAGGGATTCCGGCAAGACCCCACATACAAGTTTTCAGAGATGGGATCGTTCTTTACCGCCTGGAAGCGCGGTGCCCTCGCCCAGCAGCTGGCGGACGCCAAGGACCGTATACAAACGGAATGGACCGGAAGGGCCAACACCCTTGGAGGCGTTGCCAACACCGGCCTGCAAACCGGCAAAGAGCTGTTCCGCACCGTGGGGCGCGCCATGCAGACCGTGGCGCAGCCCACCTTCGAACATTACATCCCCGCACTCAAGAATGGCGCGTTCACCGAAACACTGGGAGAGTGGCTGCGCAATAACCCAGATGCGACAGACGCGGAACAGGTCGCCATGGCCCGAAAGATCGGCGACAGCGTGGACAACCGCTTTGGCGAGATGGTCCAAAGCAATATCTTCTGGAAGGCCCAGCTCAAGCAGAGCATGCAGCTAGCCATGCGGTCGTACTCATGGAACCTTGGCACCGTGCGCGAGATCGGCGGCGGCGCTGCCAGCCTGGCCAGCAGTAACCCCCTCAAGCGCTTAAACATGAAATCCAACGACTATGACCCTCGGGCGGCCTACGTGGTCGCCATGCCGATCGTGGTCGCGGCCGCTTCATCCGTGTACCAGTTCCTTAAAACCGGCGAAATGCCAAAAGATACCACGGACCTCCTGGCGGGGCGTACGGGAGGGAAGACACAGTCGGGAACGCCGGAGCGAGCCATGCTGCCCGGGTACGAGAAGGACGTGTACGGGTGGTTCCACGACCCCAAGCAGGAGGCGATTAACAAGATAGCAACCGCACCGCGCCTTGTGTGGGAGACGCTGGCCAACAAGGACTACGCGGGGCATGACATAGCGGATCCTAGGGACCCGTTGGCTAAACGGCTCAAGGACTACGGCGCACACGTCTACAACAGCCTAGGACCCATATCGCTTAAGCAAATGACCCAGGGCGAAAAGAAGGGGTCAAACATCACATTCCCCGAACGCGCCACGGCGATCCGGCCGGCACCGCCGTGGTTGCAGGAGCCCGAACGTATCCAGCATGGCGCCGACGCAGCGGCCAAGCGCGAGATGGCGGCCAAGAAAAAGTTTGAACAGCACCAACAGAACCTATACAAATAGCCACATGCCCTTCAAAAAGCTAGGCGACGACGACTACACCGGCCCATCGGGTAAACACTTCGATAAGGCACAGGTGAGACTATACTATGCAAATGGCGGCAAATTCCCAGGCCAGCAGGCCCATGCAGGAGGCGGCACCGTGAATAAAGGCTATCAAGGCAAAGTTGAAAGTTTCGCCGCTGGCGGGCAAGTGCTTGGGCGCACTAGGGATTTCATGAAAATCCCCGACCAATTCACGGACGGTCGCATGCCGCCCAAGGACAAGGGCAGCCCGGACGACCCGCCCCAGGAGTACACCAAAACCGGTAAGGGCGGAAAGATGTCCAAGATAACCGGGGACAAGGAGCTTCCTTGTAAGAAACCAAGAACTTAGAGGGGTAACCGACATGTGCGGTGGCAGTCGCGTAATCTGAAATGGGCGATAAGGTATCCCACGCGGTAGCCAGCTACGGGCCCGGGCACAAGGACGGCGAACATTGTGCTAACTGCCTGTATTTCCAGCGTTTTCCACTCTCACAGACAAATTCCTGCAGGAAAGTGGAAAACCCAATAAGTTCAATAGGTTGGTGCCGGTTTTTCGAAAACGAGGCGCCCTCTTCCAAGTCGTAACTGTCCTATGGTAGGCTCCTCCCGTGTGGAGGAGCCGCCATGCGCAAAGCCCGTAGAAAAGCCCACCCGGACGTAGGTACAGACCCGTGGGAGTGCGGGGTCGACCCATGGGAAGGCTTTGATATCATTGCCGAAGACTTCCCATGGGCAGCGGCAGCACCAGCTGGTCAGGGTCTACGGCCACGGGCTCGACATGGGGCGAAGCTCCGTTCCCATTAAGCTTGGCCACAGGTTCATCCTCCGTGGCAACTGGCCGCATGTCCATGGGGGCGTTCATAAACAGCAGGCCCTCGAACGGTGACCCCTCGGGAACGTGGAAAACGAGTACGGTTTCCCGCCCCCCAGGCACCCCGGAGCCAGCAGACAAATCCACCTTCTCCATCACCCGAGCGTGGAAGTGTGTTTTCAACCCCGCGACAACCCCGTCGGGGGTGATCTGGTTGCGATGCAGCCAGTCCCGCAACTTGCTACGGGACACCTCGATCAGCCGGTCGGCCTGCGATATCCGCGCCTGGATCGCGTACGGCCGGTCCCTGGTGGGGCCGGAAATATAAGCAATGGCGGCGGGATAGCCCTTCCGCTTCGCCGGCAGGTGGTGGACGGTGAGAACGTTCTGCACGATGCCCTTGATGAACTGGGTGAACATGCTGACGGTGTTGTCCGCAGTCCCCAGCACCGTGTTCGACCCCTTGATCATGCTGCGCTGCGCGAAATACTGCTCCTTGAGGAAATCCCACATTTCGGGCAGGTGGAAGCTGCAGCCCAGCTGATTGGCCAAGGACGCCCCGGCGAACGTCGCCGCGGCCATGGCGGAACGGAACCGCTCCGGAGACACGTGGTCCACTTCCTTGTTGAACTTGTCATGTATCTTCTCGACGTACTGGGCGATGCCGGCGGGGTCGCGCCCCAGCATACCACTGTACAGCAGCCCCATGTGCCCGTAGTTGTAGTCTAGGGACTTCTGCAACTTTGCCGCGTAGTTGGCGTCCACGCTATCCGGCCGCGGGGGGACGATAAACTCGAACACCCGCTGCAGCTTGGCGTCCGTGGTCTGCACGTTACGCAGGATATTCTCGTAGAGAGACTGGTTCGACCCCACCAGCATTAGGGTCTGCCAGGCCTCCTTGCTGAACAGCGTCCGGTCCTGATGGAGCTTGGTGCCGTCGCTGCCCTCACTGAGGTAGTTCACGATCTCGCGCACCTCGTCCATGTGCTCGATCTCGCTGACCTCGTCCAGGTAAACCGGCAGGTTCCGGATGTGGCCGGCGGTGCGCAGCAGGCCCTTCTTGGAAGATATCGGGCGTTCCTTGGTCAGCACCGGGCACCCCCACACCGCGGCACCCATATCGATGCTCGTGCTCTTGTGAGTGCCGGCACCAGGGGAGTGGGAACAGAAGACTCCGTTGTATTGGTTGGTGAAGGCCATGAGGGGGGCACCGAACGCCACCGCCATGATGACCTCGATGGGGGGGTGGCACTGGTCGGTAACGACCTTGAGCAAGAGCCGCCACGGCTCCTCGGAGCCCTTGGGCTTGTAGACCGCCTCTATCTGCGGGTCGGAGAAACCAGCTGCTTGCTCCATGCCGTTCGACAGTATCACCTTGCCACCGTAGGCGAAGCCGATCGGCTCGACGCCGCCCTCCTCCTTGCGGAGCCACCCAAAGGATACCGTGTTGATACGGGCCTTGGCCGCGTCAAGTTTCGCCGTGAATGATGTCATGAATTGCACCAGATATTTTTGGTTGTCGGGATAGGGTTTGCAACCGTGGGTACGCAGAGCCTTGACCAGGGTCTGCTCGGTCGCCAGGTCCGTCTCGTACAGGGATACCGGCCCCCAGTGGTCCCCGTCGAGCGAGGTCTCGAACATGATCTTGCGGTTGCCCCGTTGCAAGATTGGATTGCGGATCTTGCTCATAAAAAGGGGGGCCAACTCGTCGAACGTGGCACCGCCCGGCAGGGTCTTGGTTACAACTTTGCAGATCCACCCGTCTTTCGGGCGCACCGTGTAGCCGTCCGGTAGGGGGGGATCATCGGGTCCTTGAATTTGGGCGGGTTCCCTAGGCGCCGGCACACGTCCAGCCACCAGATTAAGAGGCGATCGTACATCTCCGCGGAAAGGGCAAGTTTTGCAGTTCGCCCCAGCCGCCTCAAACGCCTGGCAGGAGGGCCAGCCAGTGCCTCTTTCCCGGGCGCTAAGCTTCTGGTCGTATTTCGTGTCTGTCGTTTCTTTGCCATAATCCGGGTGTCCTTCCGATAGGGTGTGCGCCCACTGCCGCCCACGCTCGAACCACGTAGCCCCCAGGAGCGTCAGGGCCCACAGGGGCTCGCCGTGGCTCTTCCCCCTGGTGACCAGGGCGTCCCGATAATGAACGCAGCCCTTGAGCACGGCTGTGGGGTTCAGAGGGGTCTCGGGGGGCCCATGGTCTATACCCACCGACAGGCTGTCGGCCTTGGGGTCTAACCCCTGGAAGGCCTTCGCCATGCCCTGGCTGGCCCAGACAGGGGGGACTACGGTAGTGGGTACAGTGGCAGATTGTATTCCCTTGTCTGCGACCAAGCTGGCCAGAGTTCGCATAAAGTCGTAAGCTGGTCCGAGGTGAGCAAGCCTAACCAGCTTCGGCGTCTCCCCTTTATTGTTATACGTTCCAGGCACACGGAGCAACCTTGCGGCGTCGGTTGTAATACCAGCGTCGCAATGCAGCCCAAATCGAAGGGCTGCGGCCTTGAGGCCTTCGGCGTACGGGCGCCACCCTTCTTGGGTGAGGACAGTTTTACTAATCCAGTAGGCGTGGAAACCGCCACCGCCTGAGAAGATAAGCGCTGAAGGCGGGGGTAAAGCGCATCCAGCGCAAAACGCTGTAAGGGCGTGAAGGGCTTCTTTCGCGGTGCCATAGTTCTTCTCCGGGTTACCGGGTTTAACGTCCACATCCAGCCAAATCGCCTTCAGATGGGTCGCACACTCTTTTGTGCGAGCAGCGGTGGGGGCGTTGTTATAGAGCTTCCCCACCGCACTCTGCCGAGACAAGCAAAAGTAAATATCCTTGAACATGGTCGCCCGGTTATCGGCAAACCGTACCATGCTCATAAACGAGTTCAGGTCCCTGTACGGCCGGCCGCGCAGCCCCGGACCTTTGGGGCTTGTCCAATGTAAATTGATGAACCCTGGCTCGTTACTTTCGGGCCAGGGTACCACCTGTTCCATGAACTCCCGCGGGGTAGCCACCATTTATCCCGTGCCATCCCGTCTAACAAGTTTATAACCCGCGGCATAAATGGCTGCAGCCACGCCAAAGGCGGTCTCCTTGGCGGAACTGAAAACCGGTACCCTTATAGCGCCCTCTTGGATAAGACACTCGACCGCCTTAAGATGTACACTTTCCGGCGGGTCAAATTTCAGCACCCCAAGGACCTCCAGTGCCGCAACAAAGGAATCTTCATTAAAGAAAGTCATGGGGAACTTGTCACGGATTAGCTTTACCGCCTCTTTCCGGGTCATTGCGCACTCCTACTTGGCGGTAGCTCCGAGGTGGCTTTTGGTCATCTCCGCGATCATGGCGTCAAGGTCGTCGGTGCTCTCCACCGCGGGGGCGTTGTCCATTTTGGGGGGGTCGTCCCCAAGGGGCACCTGGGGCTCAACAGCGACACCCGCATCAGCCCGGTTCTCGATGACAACACCTTGGCCGTTACCGCCCGCGCCCACCGCTAAGGTAACAGGAGCGGGGGCAAGGGGCGGCGCTGAAGTTTGTGGGGACGAAGTGCCCACCATACGGCCGGCATCGCCCCACGTAATACGCTTCACCAACGGGTGCTTGCGCAGCTCGACAACCGCCTCACCCTCCTTGTCTTCCAACCGTTGTACGGGCCGGAACAGCATGCAGGGGTGCGGCTTGTCAGGATCAAACGTGATCCGGGTGACGTAGCTCGACCAGTGGAAATTCTGCTTAGTCATGTCGTCCGTCATCGCCTTCAAGTTCTTAAGGCTGTCGGGCGGCACCCGCAAGAAAACAGGGTCCATGTGCCCCTTGCCAAAGATGGGCTTAGTGTGGGGCTCCATGATTACGACCGCCAAACGCTTGTAATCGCTGCACTCCTTGCCGCCGCCGGCCAGCCACCTGTTCCTTGGGCACAGGGCGCAGTTGTCGTGCTGCTTCTGCGGCACCCCGTCGTCGGGGACAACGCCGTCGATCGACGCGCAAAGCGGCTTCTCGTGGCTCCCCTCGTCGAACTTGTCCTTCTTCTGGTAGTACGTCTTGGACCTCTCCGCGCCCTGCCCAAGCAACACCACATCGATGAAGCTGCTGGGCGTCCCATCATCGGGGCGGTTAATGTTGTGGCTTTCGCCATTAAGGCGGAAAGACCATACCTTCCCCCTGTACCCGATGATGCCGTATGGCTGGCCAGCACCGCTGGTAAGCGCGTCCGCATGAGGATCGAGACCGGCGAACGCCGCCGACATCTTGGCGTTTTTAGCCCAATCCGGTACCTGTAGCTCTTGACCCATGGGGGTTCTCCTAGTTGGTTACAACGGTAACTATTTCCCGGTAGGGCGCCGCACCCCAACCGTCTGCAGCGAAGTCAAGTTAACCCCCGGCGGCAGGGTATTGTGCCTCTCCACGTAGTCCCGCACCGCAGTGGTGTTGGCTTTCCGGTCGAGTAGCTCAAACTCGCCACTCGCCATCATATATTGCATGAAAGCCTCGGGGTCCGCAAGGGAGGCCGTGTACCGTGTCGAAAGAAAACACGTACCGGCCCTGGATTTCATATTCGTTACATTGAGGTCGTCCATGGACGACCTTATAATCCCTGCCAGACGTTCCTGAAGTTCCAGTAAAGGCTTCCTCTCAGCGTTCCACCGCTCATCCACTGCCTTGAGTAAGTCCCTGATCTGTATGTATTGTTCAACCCGCTTGTCAATGTCCTCTGCCATCATCCTTCTCCGCTCTAGTCACCGCCATCACACGTTCTCCGTTGCGTTCTCGACCAAATCCAGAAACAAGTTCTGCATCTTCTGCTTGTTACGCAAGATCTTGTATGCCCCCTTCTCGACAGGTGTCGCCTGTAGATGCAGTATCTGCTGCTTGTGCTTCTGCCCGATCCGGGTTATTCGCGCGTTCAGCTGGTCGTAGGTTTCGAGCGAGAAGATCGGCAGGTACCAGATCACCGTATCCGCGGCCGTCAACGTCAGCCCGTGCTTTACACAGCCAGGGTCCACCAGGAGGGCCTTGTACTTGTCGGTAGACTGGAACAGGTGGAACACGTTATCCCGGTCCTTGGTGTCACCGTGCACCATACAATGGTCGATGTCTACACCCTTCATGCCGAATATCTTTCCTATCCCCTCGATCATGTGCCGGTACGGCACCGCGATGATCACTTTCCTATTCGCCGACTGCACCAGTTCCGCCAGTACCATGATCCGCGGCGTGGGATCGAGCCGCACATACTCCGGGTTCTTGGTGTAAACCCACCCACCTGCAATCTGGAGTAGTTTATTCAACGCGGCACCAGCGTTAACGGCGTTTATGGTCTTGTCCTTCACCATGGCAACCATGACGGTCGAAACCTTCTTGTAGGTTTTACCCTGTTCGTCGCTTAAAGGCACATCAATAGTCCGTGATATGACCGGCGGCAGTTCCACCACGTCATCAAGGGAGTACCGGCAGGAGGGCTGCATCCAGCTAAACGCCTTGGCCACGGCGTCGGGCTTGGGGCGCCACACGAAATTGCTCACCCGCGTCATCAGGGCGTCACGGGCGTGGTGCCTGTACTTGGGAACCCGATTAGGGGTAATAACCATGCACTGCGACCACACATCCGTTGGCTCGTTCGGCATGGGGGAACCGGTCAGGCCCCACACAATGTTAAAACGTGCGGCAAACTTGCGAATCTTCCTGGATCGGCCGGAATCGTTCCGATACACCGCCAGTTCGTCAAGAACCAGCGTGTTAATGTCGGCGCGGGAGTGCAGTTCGCTCTCTATGACCTTGAGCCCGTCGTGGTTGATTATGTAGATATCAGCGTCCCTAGATAGCCGCTCGAGCCGCTGGCGTTTAGTGAAATGCTTGCCAGCAAGCACCTCGACCTTACGCCCCGGCAGAGTGCTGAATATCTCGCGCGCCCAAACAAAGCTAGTGGTCGACAGGGGGCAAACAACCAGCATCTTCTTGGCTAGGCCCTGCTTGTTAAGGTAGTCCCAACTCCACAGCGCGGTCTTGGTCTTACCCGTTCCCATATGATTGAGGTTGTAGAACCGCGCGTTCTCCGTCATCAATCGACAGGTGGCGCGCTGCACCTTGTACGGCATCTTATCTGGCGCAGGCTTGCACCAGTCGTAGTATAGGTCCATGGGGTTGGGCACGTCGCACCCCATATGCCGCAGCAGGATCGTCTCGCGCAGCCCGTGGGGCACGAGGCGCCGGCCATCCGGTAACCGGGGAACACCGGGAAACATGGTATCCACGCCTAGACTGCCCGGTACCACCAGTGTCTGCGTTTTGCGGGAAACGATTACGGGCATTTCACATAGTCCAGGACGCGCTGTATACCCGCTGCGTTATCCCCAAACCTAGCGAGAGATCGATTGCAATTGCGGCAGAGGAGGCCACGTATACGCATGGTCTCGTGGTCGTGGTCCACGCACAGCACCCCCCATGCCTCTTTATCGGGGGTTTGCGGGCAAAACACGCAATGCCCTTCCTGTGCCTTTAGCATGCGCTCATAGTCCTCTGGCGTTATGCCGTGCCGGCTTTTTAGTCTGGCACGGCGAGCATCTTCGGGCGAGATAGGGTACTTGCGCTCAGTGTGGCTGTTCAAATAAGCGTTCAGCGCCGACATATCCTCGCTATCTATAACGAGAACAGTCCCCCCAGCTTCCCGTATCTGCTTGGCGGTTTCTTCCTGCCTCGGAGTAAGCTTCTTGCCCGGGGCCTTAGTTTCGATGCCGAGAAATTTTCCTTTGACCGCCACAAGAAAGTCCAGGGTCGGCATGCCGAAACCATGCTGCACCGGCATAAACTTGTAGATACCATCCCAATGCGAAAATACGCGGTTAACCCGGGCTTTAATCCTGCCTTCGGGTGTCATGCCACAACCTCTTCAACGTGCGCCACATGCGCTGGTGCCACGGGGGCGATAAGTAGCGCAGAAGGGCCATCAGCGCGTCCGTCTGCGTCTTATATGGCCCGTGGCTGATCTCATCCTCATCGGTCCAATACCAAGCGGAATGAGCACGGAACGGGTTAGGGTAGCCCATCACCTTAAACTCCACACAGTCGCCCAAACAATCGCGGCACCGAGCACGCCGCCAGCCGTTGACCAAACGAGAACGGATAAAATGTCATGCATGTTCTGTCTCCTTCGCATTCCTCGTGTAGTTCTTCCGTTCGGGATCATAGCAGCCCGTCCAGATAACCTTCTCCACGTCGCGCCGCTTGATGGCGATGTACTCGAACCCTTCAACGACACGCCGCTGTATTAAATCCACCCTGCCGTCTTCCATCGCAACCCATGCCGCTCGGGCGGTAAACTCCGTAGCGGGCTTCCACTCCCTGTCACACGCAAGGTTGCCAACGTGGTATATGATCCTCTCGCCAAGGAGAGCACGTTTCACTTGGTGGTCAAACGGGGTCAATGCGTGCATTACCAAAACTTTCCAATGAAGTGGACAACCACATAGCCGATGCCGCCTACCAACGCGAGCTGCACAACAACAGCAGCAAAGAAATACTTCGTCATCTGAAGTCTCCGTTGTTTTTGAGGACTCTAAAATGTGGTTTTAGCCGGCAACAATCAAATCACAAACCCGTGAACCCGGGCTCTGGTCCTAACTTTATATGGGGGGATGGAGTCTCTAGTACAGCCGTGATATGGTTATAAGCCCGCGACTGGTTACCGGGTTCAAAGTCATTCCTTAGGGCGTTACGCGCCACAATAAGCGCCGCCCGCAAACGCGCAATCTCGTCTTTGAGGTCACGTATTTCTTGCGTCTCCTCATGCCACACACTCATCGCTAACCTCGCTTCCCGTGGTAAGTGCACGAAATTACAGGACAATAGCGCATGCACAGCTTCCCAGGCTTGGGCGGGTATGTCAGCGTCTCCGCGGCATGCTCCATGTCCTTGACCTGGGGAAAGATCGATATCCACTCGCGGTGAATTGTGTCGCGGTCGAAAACCTCCACGGTGACACAGTCTTCCTTCAGCCATACAAATTCGGTCTTTATACGTGACAGTTTCGGATAGTGTACGAACAGACACTGTGCCATGAGCACCAGCTGGCGGCTGTCGTGCTGCAGTTTGCCAGTCTTCCAGTCTCGAGCCCATGCCACCGGCCCATTGATCTTGGCCACGTCGCACACGCCGCGGAACCACACATTAGGCTTGAAATAGTCAGTGGGCTGAAAGTCCCTAGTCATCGCCAACTTCTGCTCCACCAGCAGATCACCCGGGCCGCCGAACATTTCGTCAACCCAATGCTGGTAGTCCTTCATCTCATTCGGCAGGGGGGCCTTATATTTAAGTGCTCTTTTGAACGCGTCGTGGACCTGGTTCCCCCATATCAGCTGCTCGCTGCTCTCGGTGAAGTTTTTTGCTAGGTCGACCTCGTAAAATCTTTTTGGACAAGTATTGAAATTTTTATATTTGGAGTATGACCAACTGAACGCTTTCATGATACGTACTCCAACGCCCGCAAAATGCCCTCCCTGTTGTCCCCTAATACTCCCAAGGCGGCATTATGAGAACGGCACAAGAGCCCACGAAACCTTCCTGTCCCATGGCAATGATCCACGTGTAGACCGTCCGCCCTCAAACAAAGTGCACAGTGGCCGCCCTGTTTTACAAGCATATTATCCCATTCTTCGGGTGTTATATTGTAATAGCGCCTCAACCATAGCTTCCGCACAAGAGCCTTGCCGCGTGGCGAATTGCGATACTTCTTCGCAGACGCCCTGCCCGCGGGGGATAAATTGTACTTGTTCGCTATTTCCCGCCTACGATCTCTTGTAACCACTCACCCTCCTTTTCAAAGCGGTTTCCAAATATCCCAAAGGGTTAGCCCCAACATAACAAGCAGGAGCACCAAACTAATGTAATTCAGCACATCGCTGCGGTTCATAGCGGCCCCCAAACTTCCCACATACCCCAAAACCAGCCAATGATCAGCCCCAGCTGAACCAGCATGACCACCGAAACAATAAAATCAAACACCGCGCTGCGATCCATCAGCTTGCTCCCTGCCTTGCTCCCCCTTGTCTTCCGGTTGCTCCTGCAAACCATCGCAGCAGTGCTCAACCCCAAAGCCCGAACAGTTAGGACAGGGCCACTCTTCCACCCATCCAACCCCGTGGCAGTTTCTGCATATCATCGTGCCCCCCTCGGTAGCGGCAGCCCCAGCTCGTTCTCGAGTTCCTCCTGCAGCAGCGCAAGAGCGCGCCATGCCATCTGTGCTGTATGGCTGTTCCCCTCGGCATCGGGACGACCCCGCTCCACAAGGTGCCTGATAATACAGTCCGCATGGTCCATAGACTTGCCACGGGCGTGGTGCAGGGGCTCACCAGGATTATGCTTTTCATTTCCTAGAAAGCTAACCCTGGCCACCGCAGCAAGGGCGTCAGGGAAGTAATCCAGCAATCCACTGCACATAGGAAACTTCTTACGGCCCTCACTATCCACATCTGTGAGTAAACGTTCAGGGTTTACTGGCGCCCTATCCCCGTCGCCCGGACTGCCAGCGAGCAAATGTGCAACGGTGCCACTCGCTGGTTCAGGCTCAAACATTAAACGGTGGAACCCAATCTTTTCAGACATCCCACCGCTCTTGGCGCTATCATCTGGAACAGCGCTCTTCTTCGGAACGAAGGCAGGCCTGCCATCCAAAGGGATATGGGGCTCAGGCTCAAACGTCAGACCAGCAGCGCGAAAAAGGCGTCCAGCGGGGTCATCCATTCCCAATCTCCATGATCGTAAGGCCAAGAGCTATAGCAACAGCACGTTCCGCGGTCGCCCCCAAGCTGCGCTGCCACCCCGGCAGGAAAGCAATCTCATCGGCTTCCTTGCATATCCAGGCAATATCTTCCGCCAGGCACTCTCGAATGGTTATCCCGTACTTCTTGGCGAAGGCGTCGGCGTCCCCGGTGGGGAACTCCGCAGAAACATCCCTGCCCAGCCGCTTTATGTCGGCTTCAGCGGGGCTGAAAACGGTGTACCCGCGGGCGCGCAATTTGTACGCCGCGCTAGCAAACGTTGGGTAATTAAATTCCGGCACCCCACGCATAGGGCCGGCGAGGTATACTTTTTTGGACTTTACTTGCCCTAAAACGTCGGCGGCTGCGGCGTACCCGCGGGCGTACCCGCGATCATATCCACGACACCAGGCTCTTTCAACTTCGTCCATGTCTTATGCCTCCCTCCATAAAGTTGCCGGGGCGGGAGCCCCGCTTTCCTGGCGATCCTGCGAATGGTGCTCATATGTATGTTATATTCACACGCAATGCTAGCACTTTTCACCCCCTCTGCATACAAGTCCGCAACGGATTGCCGCTCATGGTCTTGAAGTTTGTTACGTGATTTCGTCCTGAACCCTAGCCGCTTCATAACGTCGTAAACAGTGGATTGTGGTCGCCCGGTAACCTGGGCTATCCTGTAAGTACTCCACGTTGGATGAGCTAGCCGCATGGGGACGACATCCGCTTCAGCCCAAGGTTTACGCAACCCCTTTCGAACCCGCATTCATTTTCTCCTTCATAGCCGCTATACGCGCATAGGCTTTCCGCTTATCCTCGCGGTCGCGTAGCTCCCGATAAATGGGCTGGCGCTCTACCAATGTAAGTTCGCTGCTCTCAGCCCACGCTTGCAGCTCCGCATCGATCGCCGCCTTAATCACTGTGCCAGTAGGAGGCCACGGAATGGTAGGCCCGGGGGGACTTGAACCCCCATTCCGACTTTGGATCGGTCCTGATTGGATGACAGGCCTAGGGTTGGCAAGTGTGCCATCCTTGTTCCTTTTCAAGTACTCGGGGATCGAGAGGTCATCGTCCATGCCGGCGCTCCTTGTAATAAAACGCTTCCGCGAGCTTGCGGGCAACCCGGTGAGGGGACGATCGCGCGATCGCGTTATGGATCGTGCCGGCCTCGTCGGCGTCGGCTGCGTCGAGGAGCCACTTTCGAACGTCATGGTGTTCCATGTGGCCCAGCAGCTGCTTGTAAGTCGGTTTATGGTTGTATGGCATTACTTCGCATCCCCATAACTCTGCCCGAAACTGCACTCCGCGTTCAGCGGAATATCCGGGCCCCAGGTCGGCGGCCGGCGCATTTCCTCGAGCGCCACACGCATGCAGTCTTCTACCTTATCATCTGGTACAACCCAAATCAATTCGTCGTGTGCCTGCGAGTTGAACCTGTATCCGCGGGCGCTTATCCTCATGGCAGCTTCCATCGTGTCTATGCGTGCAAGGAATTGTACTATGTTCTCGAGGAATTTTGCACCGTATATCTTGTGGCTTTCCCCGCCGTAATCGTACCATAGTTCGCGTTTGCAAACCTCCTCATTCCACTCCTCACGAGGGTTGGCGTACTGCATGCGCAAACCACCTGGGCCCTCGACAAACCCGCGGCCAATAACACACGGCCCAAACCGCACAGGCAGGGTCTGCCCGATCCACGCCGTTCGTAGAATAGTATCCAATTCCCGCCAAGTTTGCACGATCATGCTATGGGTACTCCGGTACGTCCGTACCGAAATCTCCGCAAGCTCGGGTGTCCATACCTTGAGCAACGCCTGCATATCCATACCCATGCCGCGGGCCGACCTTATCACCATGTTATAAAACTTATTGTGTCCACACCCATACCCTAAACCAAGTTCACCGCTCTTGCCGATAAACCGCTCAATCTTATGCACATTCTTGTTTACCTCAAACCCGAATATCTGTGACGCAAGCCGGCTATACGGATCGCCCCCGGTGGCAAATGTCTCGAGCAAGTCCTGCTGCCCGCACAGCCACGCATTGATGCGGCACTCGATCTGTGCCTTGTCCGCCACTACCACCTTATAACCTGCGGGGGCACATAAGGAGGCCCGCAGCTTCGACTTTTGCTTACCCCTGCCCGATGGCAGGTTCTGGAAATTAAGCTTCCAGTCGCCGCCTAGGCGGTGCGTGTGCGCCGCGGCATATTTAAGGGGGATCGGCATTGTGTGGGGGTGGTGGTGCTTATACTCGTACCCATACCCTCCCCCGTAGAATTCCCATGGAAGCTGTGCCATAGACAGCATGCGCTCGCCGCGTGTCTGCTCTATGGTCGATCGCAGATCCAGCCTGGCCGCGGCCAGCAGCTGCACAGTTGGGTCGGGGTGCTCCTGCAAGTTTACCATGAATTCATCGGTCTTGGAGAAAGCCGGTATACTCAGCTCAGGGTTGGTAGGCGAGGTCTTGTATTCGATATCGACCCCCAGCCGCTTAAGTGTTGCCTCGAATTGAGTTGTGCTGCGGAGTGATCGTTTAAATTTCTCCCGGCCATCATCGGTCAGCGGGCACCCTGCCGCTTCGTCTAGCATCGCCAGTCGCTCAGTCCATAAATCAGACAAGTGGTCTTCTAAAAGCCTGGTATCACATATAAACGCAGGCTCCACGGCGCACCGCAACACATGGTCCATCACCTTGTATTCACTCTTAGGGAATTCAGGCATGAGGGCATGATAGATGGCCGCGTTCATCTCATTGTCGTTATTAGCGTACTCCTGATAGGCTCGATAGAACACCGCATCGGACACAATATCCGCCCGGTGCTTCCCCTTCGCGTCTGCGATCGTAGTGCCCTTGGTGCCACATTTAAGTAGTTCTCCAACAGCAGCAAGGGAATGGCCACGCATGATATGACCCCGCAGGGACACGGCCATTCGCATGGTGCAGAACATTCGAGCGGGGACAAAGCCGTACCGCCAAGCAAGGATGCAGTTGTCGAACAAGGCATTGAACGCCACCGTTGCGGTTTGCCTGGGGTCGAACTGGGCAAGGTAGGCCGGTATGTCCGGGGCATCCACGTACCGTGCCGGCGCATCGCCTTCCTTGAACGAGCACCCGATCGCCTCGAACCGCGGGTCCAGGATATAGTTAGGCGGCGCCATCTTGCGCAGCGAAAAGTCGCTATCGTAATAGCTTTCGAAGTCAAAAAATAGAATTTTCATGCGCTACTCCGACCACTCGTGCCATTCCGCGCATGGCAGATCGACAACCCTAGTAGGTTCGCCAAGCTCAATTTTCAGCACGGATTGCTCTTGGGGAAACCGCTTCGAGTCTGAAAAGTCTAGGCCAAATTTAAAAACCTTGCCCGCCGCCGCCTGCCTCTTGGCGTCGTCAAGGGTCTCCGCAACGGCGATAACCCACGACTCGCCATATGCAACTTTATAGGGGTTAGCCCAAAAGTAAAGTTTCATGCCACAGCTATCCTTACCCGCCCCCAAATTGAACGCGGCGACGGGCCGCACACGAAGAAAACGCACAGCGCAAACAACACGCCAGGGATACCAGTACCCACGATCGGGCCTGGAACGGTTGACAGGGTGCCGGTGGGCAAGCTTACCGGTAATGCTGGCGTACCTCCCGCACTATCCCCACCACTATCCCCACCACCGTTAGCAGAGCCACCAACAGCACCGCCGACGCCACCAACCATACCTCCACCAACACCACCTGCTTCAAAACTTCCATTGCCGCCTCCTATTGTTGCCTCACCACCACTACCAGAACCACCCACACCACCACAACCCTCCCACCACCGATCACGCCGGAAATGCCTCTTGTGAAAGCATTGACGGGTGATATAGTGATGGATGTTATGGTGCACGTGTGTTACTTCTATTGGTTGCATGCACGTGCAAATATTCGCATGCGCTGGCAGGGCGAACAGCACAACGCTAGCAAGGAGAACGGCCTTCAGCCGCCCTCTTTGCTTCGATAAATGATGGATAGTCGCCAACATGGCCTGATGTGCCCTTGTTCATATCAAGCCTGAACAGCGCCCACGTGAGGCCCGTCCACACGGTGTACACCATGTCGGGCGACTGGCGCAACACAATAACGGTGTCAGGCGGAATAGCGCCTCTACCGGGGGCAAGGTCGCAATCGTACTGGCTAGCTGCAAAACTCATCTTTCGGCCTCCATAGGCTCAATAAAAACCGCCACGCCCCGGCACTCGGCACAGAACCAGTAATCAGGGTTGCGCGGTTCGTCGTATTCATGACTCACCCGGTGGCACTGTTCGCAACGGCAAAGAACACGTTTGCGCGTGCCACGGTTATCCGGTTCCGTCGTTTGCCGGTGGTCGTATGTCATGGTGCTACCTTTCCATAAATCCGATCCATTTCTTCAACAAGTTCACGAGCGTAGTCGACGCATTCCATCAGGCGTTCGCCGTTGACGCTATCGGAAGCCGCAACTATGTCCCGCAGCAATTCCAACATAACATATTCATCGTCGCTCATGGTGCTACCTTTCCAGTGTTGTCCTCTTTTATCTTCACCCTCGCAACGGCAAGTTTTGCCGTGTGCCACGCAATCTGTTTTTCTGCATCTTGTATGCATTTTTTGTGGTAGCGCGCATGCCATGCCCAGGATTTCAATGGCTTTTCCTTGTGATTGATTCGCTCGCGCTCTTGACGGTCATGTTCGGCGGCGATTTGGGTCGCGCGGGCAAAGGCGTCCTCTTCATTATCGAACAAATCCTCTTCGTCCACTCTGTAGGAGTCTACGGTTTGCCACTCGGTTTTACCGCCCCGCATTTCCAGGCCAGTGATTGATGTTGGACGGGCGGTCGGCTTACGACCGTGCGTTGAAATGCGCCCCGTCGGAGGATAGTATCCGCGCCGGCACCCTTCACATTCGATAGAGACAATTGTGTCATCTGGCAGCATGACGCGCGCTATGCCGGAACCGGCGCAGTCGGGGCAAGTTACATATGATTCTGATATGTCGAAGGATGCACGCCAAACTTGTTGGCCTATTTGGTATTTCATAGCTATCCTCGCACAGGTATCGGGGGGCGCAAGGCGAAAGGAGGAAAACTCCTCACGCCCCCCGTCGCGCTTAACGCTCTTAACGGCTGTTACATGCAGCTGGAGCGTCAGCACAATCCATCGTCGGGAATATCTTTTAACGGCGTGTAATCCGGCGCCTCCAGAAGATCGGATACGCGCGCCTCGCATACAGCAACTAAACCCTTTTCAGTGTCCCAGCGATAGTTCACGGGGTCGTCACTTTCGACCGCGCGTGTATCTTTTACCGCAAACCAGCGCATTGACAGATTCGCCACATTGGCCATAGCTTCCAACTTTGTGGCAAAGCGCAACGCGTTACCGTACCACTGGCCAGTGCTATCCGTTTGAACCTCTGGCTTCCATGACATTTGTGTTATCCTTTCCTAGTGTTTGTGATATGAAACGTGTGCAACGTCAGTTGACCAGCATGCCCGGCACCGCCCGCAATTGTTGTTCTGCTTTGGTGCCGGGCATACATGCGTGGTCTTTGGTGGTGTTACATGGTGGTGCACTCCGCTTGTGGTTGGCCAAGCTCTAGTACCTTGTCCGTCAACCATGGCCGCGGATACGCGGATAGTCAAGTTATTTGGCACAATTCCACCGTGCTTCACGTAATCGTGAACTATACCCAGCTCGCGCGTTGGGAGCCAATGCCGGATTTTCGGCGTCAGGGCGGCAACGGCGCAGATTTTGGTTAAGTGCTCGACCGATTGCAGATCGCCGCTATCGTGCCAGCGGTGCCATTTAGCCTTGGCGCGTTCCAGCATTGTCACCACTGCCATCGTCCAAAGCGGACTGGCAATGCCTGCCAGGCGTTTAGCGTGTGCCTTGGCTACGCTGGAATACTGGTAATTGCCTTTCAAGGCGTAACAGCCGTGGCATACACTCCCTTCGATCTTAGCCAGCTTAGCGCCGATATGGCACGCGTGAGCGCTTATGCCATAGGACGTGCCCGGCATCTTGCTAGGGTAGCCTAAGGAGCCGGCAACGGCTTGGGCCACTTTGAGTGTCATCATTGTGTACGCTCCATTTCGTTAGCGCGTCCGCCTTTTTTTTGGTGGAACACACCTGGCACTAACGTCAATTCAGGTGCAAGCCAACGCAACTCAGCAACATTGCCCGAGCGCAAATTACAGTCGGGGTGCCAGTACAACTCGAACCACGCGTCATCCGCATAAATCAAACGAGTTATGCGATACCACCGTTTCGCGCGCTTACCTTGCGAATTAGCGTGGTAAGCTATCGCCCATACAGGGTCGCTCATGGGGTTTGTCCCTTCACAAGTGAAACGGTTACACGATCGTATGACGCAAATGCGTCACGCCATTGACCATTAGCCCACATAGCGTCGCGCGCTTCCCACTTGGCGAATTGCTTGTTTATGGTGTTCACCACAATAGCGGCTAGCATGGTGTTACCGTTGTAGTAGCGAATGCACCATTTGCGTACTTCGGGGATGTTGCGGGACATGGCACTACTCCACACCCACATATTCTTGAAACGTGACGGTCTTGCGCCCGATAGAAACCGTTTGAGCCCTGCAGTCCAGCACAATCAACGGGTGGTCAAGGTCACCATGCTTGGCAGTGCCAATGCCAAAGCCGGTTTCATTCGCTTCTGCGCCCTTTATCATTTCGCAAAAAACAATCCGGGCGAGGTATTCGGGATCAGCCCAACGCCATTGCTTTGCCAATGCCGTTTTCACAGTGTCAGCTAGTTCACTGCCGTTCGAATGGGTGTACAAATACACTTTACGCTTCCCGTCTTTAATCGCAACTTGTGCTCGATCGCCCATTGTAATCATCCTTTCATGGTTGAACGGCTGTAAGAGTAGCATACACTCCGGGCGCCGTGACATTACCGGAAAGTTAAATTTAGTGGCAAGGCGTGACGGTTCGACTAGTCGAACCGTCCTACTTTGTCACTTGCCATATCTGTATTGCAGCCATGACCAAATGGCGAGAAGGCGCAGGCGTTGCAGTTTTTTCCATTGTTTGTGTGTCATCGTAGCACCTTTGCTGCCTTTAAGCGTGCCCCAGAGCATAAAGACAATTCGCCGGTTTCACGGTCACGGAACCAATAGGTTACATCGGTACCGCCATAATCGTTAAACCGTTCCATGTAGCCTATGTGATCAACGCCGGCAGCATCCTGATAAGCCCATTTTGGGCCGCTTGCCTTTGCCGCTAGCCACTCAGGTGTTCCAGGTGTACATGCCATTGTATTTCTCCATTTCCGGCATTGATGGCCGTTCTAGCCTACCGCAGTGGATAGGCTAGGGCTGCAACCCTACAGACCGCATCCGGCATTGTGCGCCGCTAGCGCGGCCGTTTTCCAATCACTTTGGTCGACAGGAAAGGTATGGACGCGGCTGCTATAACCATAACCGCGCGCATTTACAGAAACATATTGCAACGCAGCATTTAAATCGTCGTCTGTGCCTTTCGCGACCCACAACGCCGCAAGTATTTCGCCGTCATGTCCGGGACGTGTATCATTCCAGGTTATTACGATGGTTTTCTGGTCTGTCATGCTCGTTACTCCTTAGGTCGGGTTGTGGTGACGCACGTAAGATAGGTCTTATCCGCAAGGCTAGTCAATTCACGGAAGCGTGATTTTGATCACAAACACGTGATAACGGCGCTGGAATACGGCATGGGAGAGCCAGCCGCCAGGCTAATTGACACTAATACCGGTCCTATTAGTATCTATATATATATTTTGAATAAGTAATTGTAATAGTGAGTTGTGTAACGTATAGGTTGCATCCCTATATGCTATAGGTTGTATACAACCGCATAATACACTTCATTATTCAAAATAACCGCTCTCCTGCCGAAACTACCCTGCATTAGACCATTAACACGTGTAAACCATTGCACGGTCTGCACTTATCCTGTGTACGCTCCGCTCCCAGCTGCCGTGTAACCGCACCAGATCGTCCTCCATTAGCCCCTACGCTGGTGACACTCTGGTAATCTTTGACCTGAAATAACGCGCTACAGGCCTTCCTAGACGGTTGTAATGCCCCATCGTTAGGTTGTAATAAGGTTGTAGTCCGATCTGGTTGCAGCTCGGTCAGGACATTATTTATTGCATTTCGCGTTGGCACGGTGAAACGGCGACACCTGGCGCGCGTGGTACGGTTGCACCGTGCTACGGGGGAAGGGCTACCCCCACCCCCCACTTGGACACCGGGGTGGCCTGCGCGCGAAGAAAGCCCCCTTTAAAAATGTGTAGCCCGTAAAAAGGTATATTGACAAAACCGGAAAAAATATATAGGTTGCGTTCATGGTATCACATTGGTCTGACCCACACGCGCTGTATCGGATTTTTGACAGGAATGGAACCTTGCTCTATGTTGGGTGCTCGTACGCTTTGTGTAGTAGGTTGGGCCACCATGGTGTGATGCAACCGTGGATACATGAGGTTGCCACGATTAAGGTGGAATGGTACCACGATGAGATAACTGGACGGCGAGCGGAAGCCGCCGCTATACTTTCAGAGTGTCCCAAGTATAACCGGTTAAAGATTAAACCCGATGCGGTTGGTATCAGTGGGCAGGCGCCACTGGAACGTCGGCCGCGGGGGGACGGTACCAAATGCCCGCGGTGCGGGAACCCGAAAGAAGACACGCGTGTGGGCAGAGCGTACTGCAACCCATGCTACCGTGAATATCAGGCGGCACGGCGGCTCAGAAGTAAGGCAACATGACCGATTACCGCCGCATGGTATGGCAGTACTGGGCCAACAGGGTTTCCTGGTGGGTGGTCTGCGTATGTATCGTTGCGGGGGCGGATGAAGTTGTGGATGCTATGCGGCACCACTTCCCTTGGTGGGAGGACGCGGTCGGTGTTGCCACGCTAGTAACACTTGTAGTTGCAAGCTTTATACACAAGTACACCAAGATGTACCGGTGGGACCTGTAAACATTAACAACTTGTAATTAAACCAACGCCCGTAAATCACCCGTTAACTGCGGGAGTTGGCTCACCGGCGGGCCGAGTCCGTACTCTCCAAGCCCTAGTATGTACACCTCCCAGGGCGTGCCCGCCGGCTCGCGCCCCCTGCTTAATTTAAAAACCCAACAATGTCAATGGGTGCCCCCCGGAGGACCAACCAAGTGCATCGCACCCTCTTCACCCTGCCGAGCTTAAAGAGATCAGCGAGACGGGGGTTGAACCCGTAGCCAGGGTCGGCAGACCCGTACACCGGGGAGCACCTTTTCCATAACACGAGCCAGGCTCCTGTCAAGGGGATTAATTCCCGAAAAGCTGGGCTATTAATCCCCCTGTTGCATTTGCCCCAGGAATGGGTTAGTTGGTAACCATGAAACGCAAACACCGTAAAATTACACAGGTGTACGACGGTGAGAGGTATTTACGCGCTCCAGTTGAAGTCCTTATATGCTGCGGCTGTGGGCTAACCCACATAACACACGTTCGCCACATGGCTGGTAAAACGTATGAAACGATGTGGGTGGACAACCGCCGTACCGCTAACGCACGCCGCGGGAAGAGGTACAAGGGCCTGCGCCTTCCAGTTGACAAAGGTAAAACAGCTAGCTAATTTCCCCGACATGACAAACGAAGAGCTTGACACCGTTATTGACGCCTTGAACCAGGGCGCTAAGTGTCTCCTCGAGTGCCTGGAGGAAATCCAGGACTGGCGCGACTGCGCCCGTTACGACCCCTGTATGGAAGGCCCCCGGTTTAAAGGCTGGGACCGTTCGGCCCTTGACCGCTGCCGTAAGAAATACGTGGAACCAGTATGCCCACCAAAGACCCCCACATAGCCCTGATCGACGCCCACGAGAAGTTGCACCGTATAAAGGTGAAACTGCGGGAAGCGATGGCGCTGCTGAAGAGCAAAGCGTCAAGGGGGCAGCTTAGTCAGGCTGACCTGCTGATGGTTATGGCTATTCAGCGGGAGGCAACAGACGCGACCCGCCGGGTGCAGGACGAGTTGTACGAGGAGCTGGAGAGCCACGAGCGGTAACTAAACCGTAACACCCTTCCCCCACACTCCCCCAATGCCGAACGTAGGACAAAAAACCGTCAGAGTTGCAACGGGTACCAAGCCCCCGCAGTACCGGTCTTGCGTCATCCTGGCGTCCACCACCACGGCGAACATCTACCCCACCTACACCCAGACCACCCTGGACGACCGCACGTTCGAGACGATCCACGATGCCGGCGGATCCGCCGTTAGTGGTTTAAAAACTGTTGTCGTGACAGGGTATAACCGTAACCCCGGCTCATATGTGCCGACGTACGAGCTTCTAGGCTTCTAAGAGGAACCACGTGCCATGGCCGATCCCGTAGTCCACATTACCGCCGGTATCCCGGACAGCGGTACCGGTAACATCACTACGCTGGGCCAGACCCTCACCGACGGCGCTAACGCCACCATGGGCATCACGTCCGGTGCCGCGGTTGTAACCGACGCCAACGGCACGCTGCAGCAGTATCTTCGTGGTCTGGTTAAGCTGTTCGCCGGTACGGTGACGAACGCCAACGGCGCCGCGGCCTCTGCCGCTTCCGCTCCGGTGGTCCCCGCCACCGACTGGGTTGGCACCACGTCGCTGTCCAAGTTTGGCACCGGGTACTATGTTACGGTCGCGGCGTCGCAGACCGCTACCGTGCTGCAGAGTTCGTCCGGTGCAACCGGTGACTATATTTCCGGTGTTCTGGTTATCCCAGCTACGACTTCCCCCGGCAACGTCCTGCTCCTCGACAACGCGACCTCGATCACGATTTTCACGGGCGGCTCGACCAGCGTGTCCAACCTGGTGCCGTTCCTCATCCCGCTTGGCGCCGTCAGCCGCAGCGGTGCCTGGAAACTTACGACCGGTGCCAACGTGTCCTGCGTTGCGGTTGGGAAGTTCAGCTGATGCTGCCGTTCATGCCGGCACGGTTTGGGTCGCTGGCGGCGTATGCCCCCGCTGGCGGCGGCAGTCCGTCCGTTGCGGTGGATGTTGTCGGTACGGAATTGTACCACGCCTCCAGCGGTAGCACTAACTTCAATTACACCGGTTTGACCATTACTGCCGCCCTGACAAACCCGGCCTTGATCTGTACCATATTTAGAGCCGACGGATCGAACGATGTCGAGGCCGGTATTGCGGTGACGTGGAACGGTGTTTCCATGACGCTTTTGAAAAAGCAGGACGCTTCTTTTCCGCAGCAGTCGGCGTTTATTTTCGGGCTTCGTAATCCCGCAAGCGGCAATAAGACACTGAATGTTTCAGCCACTAACACCGCCGCGGATAATTTCGTTAACTGTGTATCGTTTTCCAACGTAAATCAGGCTAGCGATGGCGCGGCTTTCCCTAATGTTGCTGGGCAAGTTACTGGTTCGGGAACGGGCGCTACCCTTAGCGTTACATCCGCGTCCGGGCATATCGTGGTTGGTGTGTTCGAGGCTAATTCAGGGCCCACTCTTCTGGGGTCGACTATATTTTATGACAACGTTAACGGTTCTCTTCAAAACGTCTATGCTGATTATGTGGTTAGTAGCGGAACTACGACAACCGTGGGGACAACTGCGCCCGCGTCTGTCACCGCTATCGCCGGCTGTGACATATCTAATTGATGTGAGGAACTGGTTTCATGGGTGGCGGGTTTGGTTCTCCCCAGCTCCAGATTTCAGGAGTCTTTGCCACGGGGAATCGGACCCGTGACGCCAAGGACTTCTATACCCCTGGCCACGAAAGCCCCGCGATCAGCACGGCTGATTATTACCATATGCATGCATGCCAGTTCCTGTGTCCGTACGATCTCAGTGCGATGGGCACGCCGGGGGCCACGGTCATGGCCGCCAACGGTAATAACCGGTATGTCTGGTTCACGTCCTCTGAGCACCCTGCCGGTGGGGGCGGCATCCACAGTGATGCCTGTGGCTTCAAGTTAGGGTTTAGTAGCGATCCCGGCGTTCTGCCGTCGGTGATGGTGGATGTAATTCCGCGCAACAACCAGTGGACCGGGGACGCGACTACGCCGGGGGCGAACGGTTTTACCGTGACATCCGATATGGCCCCATCCGCTCTTGTTTATAACCCCGACGACGGAAGCTTTCCGTTTTACCTCTATACACAGGGTCTTCCGTTTTCGGGTAATTTGGGAACCCAGAGCATAGTGTGGAAATCTACCAACATGTTCGATTGGGTGGGCTGTGCGTGGGGGCCAAAGAGCATCGATATCGGTGCCACCCCTGCTGCCCCTCTTACGTCTTTCCAGTCGGTGTTTCGGCACGGGACTGGAAACTGGTCCACGTACGGCGGCATAGGCCAGATTGGATATCTTGGCCCAAGCCAGTGGTTCAGCACGGACGGTAAGACTTGGACGGTTCCGGCTACAATTGTAAATATTACGGGCGAGCCCACCGTTAATTTGACTATAGATGCGGGTTCGGGAACGCCGAACCGGTTGACGGCCGCGAGCAGCCTCTTTAGTCCGTCCGACGACGGTAAGGATGCCGCTCTCATATCGCCGGATCTTAGCCAGAGTGAGTTTCCTCCGCCGTTTTATATTACTTATGTAAGTGCTACACAGGTTGACATTAAGGGGAGATACGGCGGAAACAATGGTTTGACGTTCACGAACGCTGCGGCTCCGTTCGAGTTTGCTGCTGTTGCGAATAGAAAAGCACCTACGTCTGATGGGTCGGGCGCTATAGGGGTGTGGGGGCCCGGTGCTCCCGGTAATCCGTTTACCGTCGGTAACGGGTCCCAGATGTATCAAGTTTCCAGATTAGACGCTCGGCAGAACGCGGTTAACCCCACTGAAGACGGGATGTGGGTTTCGCTGGCCGCCATTGACGCTAGCTTCAACGTCAGTCAGACTGTTCCAGCCATTCAAGTTTCCACGCAGTTTAATGGGTTCTATCCTGGTTATGGCTATGTGACCAGCGTGTGCGATTATTTGGAGGACGGGATAGAACATGTTTACGCGCAAATGGGTTATCCGGGACCGTTTGGTACCGCGGGTACGCCGTATGTGGGGGCTACTGTTACCGGCGGAGTGTCTGGCACTACGTTTACGGTTGACTCCTGCGCCGGTTATATTCCGCTTGGCGGGTATGTGGCCGGCAGTTCCAACGTTGGGCAGATAACGGGGCAGATTTCCGGCACACCTAACGGTGCCGGCGTGTACACGGTTGAGAACCCTGGTAGCATTACCATTGCTGCGCATACCCCGAACATATTTGTAAATTCGGGGCAGTATAACGTTAGTAGCGTTGGCGGGGGGTGTTTCCACGAGCAGTTCATTGATTATTACACGGTTGCATATGATAGCACGGCGGCATCCGACGCGGCGCCGTTCGGTGTGTCTGTTTCGTGTACCAATACCTTAGTTACGGTGTCGTGGATGAGCACCCCGCTAGGTACAGGGGCCAAGACACAATCGTATAACGTTTACAGGGGGTCCACTTCTGGGTCGCAAACCACGCTGGTGGGGGGTACCTCGTCTCTTTCCATCGTGGACGCGCCTTCTCCGGGGCAGCAGTGGTGGTACAAGGTTGTCAAAGTAAGCGGTGGGGTCGAGACCAAGAGCAGAGCGGTCCACACTTATGTCGGGTAACTCCCCCCTAGTCAACGCCCACATCAATCGTGTTATAGACGACGGCGGTGACGTAACCACCGTTGACCAGACGTGGCTGCAGACGGCGTACGCTTGGCTGGTTTCCGAGGGCCTTGATAAATCGCTCTTGCATTGGGTTGACCCGGCGTTCGGGGTGAAGAAGATCGGGCCGAATATTACTACGGTTTACGATCTCGGAAGTACTTCGTTGCCGCGTACCATGGATCTCACACCACGAGACAGCACCAAGACGACGTATAACGCTACTGGATTGAACTCCGCTATCCCGGCGTTTGTCAATGCGGATGGTTCGTCCCAGCTGTATTGGGGCCGCAATAACCGCTACAACCAGATAAGATTCAAGCAGCAGCTTACCATTGCCGCGCTTTATCAGCGTACCCAGACGGCGTCGGATGTGTGTCTTGTCGGCAACGCAACTTCTTCGACGGTCGGGTTTAATTTTGACGGCACGCCGAAATATGATGGCCCTCTTATCCCGGGCATTTCTCTTGTTCACACTTCCGGTAGTCCAGGGTCTATTCATTTCAGTCTGTCGGATAAATCGGCTACTTCCCAAGTTGCATCCGTTGCCGCTAACCCAGCGACGGTTCAAGTTGCTATAGGGACGTACGATGGTACGACGATGACCGCGTACAGCAACGCGGTAGGTGGCACCGGTAATACCGGGCTGTTCCGCGACCCGTTCTTTTTTGGCGATCAGGCGTTGGCTGGGGGCCGTCATGGCGCCAGCGTGAACCAGCCCGTGCTGTGTGTCGGGGATACGATGGCTTATGGGGTTATGGCTAGCCCTAACACGCCGCCATACAATACCGGGGCGCAGGTTTTAAGCGTCCCCAACAAGGCCTATGTCAATTCCGTATTGACTTTTACAAACGCCAACGCGCAGGTTGCAGCCAGTAGCATCATTGTTCTTGGGGTTGGGCTAACTCCTACACAGGCTTCATCTCTTACCTCGCTGTTGACGACCCGAGCGAACCCCACGTCCCAGAGCATAAAGACGACCTACGGGGCGACCGGGGACTGGCAGATTGCAAGCTCGACGGTAAGCTTTACGAATGGCCAGCCGAATTTAACTGTGTTCTCTAACACGTTTACCAGTGCTGACGTTGGTAAGTATATCGCGGTTCAGGACTGGGTGCCAGCTGGCGGCGGCAACCCTGCTGGATCCCTCTTGTGCACGATAAGCAGCGTTGGGGCGTTTTCCGGCGGTCATCAGGTATTGGTTCTCAACCAGAACGCGCAACAGTCGGCCACGTCGCTGGTTAAGCTAGTTGAGTGGGGGCATGATGACGCCCCAGCGTTTGCTTCTTTCAAGACTGCAAACGCTGGGCTTTTTGGGGTGGTATTGACCATACCGGCTGGCCGGTATGGACTTGTTACCGGTGCTTTTAATTCGATTGGCTTCGGTATAAAAGGGTTGACTGTTAACGGGGTTGGAAATCCGGTGCTGACCGACGCTCTCGGTGCCGGTACTGGGTATTTTCTTGGCAGTACGCTGGGTGTGCTGTTTAACGACGTGCAGGCAGAATCGTTGACCCAGACGGTTGCCGCGGGCGCCACCGTTATCCACATGAAGACCGTCGCCGATGCGGCCAAGTACACGGCTAACACTTGGGCGTGGATGACAGGGTATGACATACAGGGGTTTGGCTACCCCCCCAATCTTTATTTTGCCGAGTATGTATTTATTACCGCGGTGGACACTGTAGCCGGCACGGTTACGGTTATGGCCCCCTTGAAGAATTCTTACGAGTCCACTTGGCCAAACTGGGTGGCCGGTACCGCGGGCTCCGGGCCACCGAATTACACGGGGGGTAGTTCCAGTCTTGGCGGCCCGGCGAATCTCTATTTGGTCCAGCAGAATTGGGATGCCACACATGTTTACAACGGGTTGGGGTTTCGAAGCACGGCTACAGTTGTGAACATGAACGGGCGTGATATGACGCTCAATAATTGTTTCTTTGAGGCGTTTCCGGTTAATGTGTCACAGCAACATGTTTGTACGATCAATAACGCGGGCACCGTTCCTTTTGGGTGGGAGCTGGATAAGGGGACGGAAAATTTCACGCTGACAAACACCACCATAACCGGGTTCACCGTGTTTAGCGCAAGTCCGTTCAACGTTACTCTCAACGGGGTTACGGTGACGACTAGCATGAACGGAACCACCAGAAACTGGTTTATGACTAATTGCAATTTACCAGCTGGCAGTTCCACTGGTGGCCCCATAAGTTATGGCGGCGGCGAGCAGCTGTCGGCTGTCGGGTGTAATTTTGCCGGGCAGCTTTTCCTGGGCGGCGTCGGGGAAACCGATTTAATAGGTTCTGGTGCTTATTCCATGTCGGGCGGCGTTATCACGCGGCTGTTGTCTGCTGGCACTGGTGGGCCCCCTCAGTGGGCGATCCCCGGGCACTATTTTGTGTTTGGTAGCAGGTATCACTTTGAAGACCCCGTGGTTAAAGTAATTGATGTCAGCAGCGACGGCACAAATCTTTTCATTACGACGGACCAGACGGGCGGTTTCCCTACTCCCGTGGCCGGACCGACTGTTAATGCCTTTACTGCACCGCCGCCAAATTTTTCTTTTACGGGCTGTACGGGCTGCGACGATGCCGGTTCGTGGTCAAACGTTTCGCCGTTTTTCCCGCTGTCCCGCTGGAAGCTGACTTACAACGGCAACATCGGGGTGTCCAATCCGGCGCACCAGGTCAAGGTTGTAGGCCGCCTGGTTAGCGTTAAGGTAACCGTTAACGCCGGCTATTCCTCCGGCACGTTCAATCTTGATGGACCGTTTGTTATTGCCAAGCCGGGCAACACGCAGGTTATATGGAACCCTGTCTTCGATCTCACCGTGCCCGGGGTTCGCCAGATGAGCGGTGACGGCACCGTTTCTGGGTTAGCCGGTGGAGACAGTGGGCTCGTGCCGCCGAACGCCGGGAACATCTGGTTTGTGAACAACCAGATTACGGCCGCCATGGCTGGTGCAGCGGGCGCTGGAAGTGTTACCCTGGAGATTACCACGGATCAGGGGTATTCAGGCAGTCCGACGGGTCCCACCGGTCCGACGGGTCCCACCGGCCCGACAGGACCGAACGGCCCCACTGGTCCAACGGGCCCAACGGGCCCAACGGGCCCCACTGGGCCTACGGGTCCCACCGGTCCCAACGGCCCCGCCGGCTTGGGCGGTCCGGGCGGTCCGGGCGGTCCGGGCGGTCCGGGCGGTCCGGGCGGCCGGGGCGGTCCCGGTGGTCCAGGTGGCCCTGGCGCTCCCGGCGGTGCTACGGGTGCTACGGGTGCTACGGGTGCTACGGGTGCTACTGGGCCCACGGGTGCCACCGG